GAGAGCAGGACGGTTATAAATTAGCATTTGATAAATACACTTATGCAGCTCTTGCAATGCAATTGCATCAAGATGAAAAGCAAATGCATGATTTTGTATCTGACTGCATAAACGAGTATAAACTTTTTAAGTGTAATGATAATTTTATTTATTCCAATTCTTTGTTAAGAAGGATGCAAAAAAAAGATAAAATATCAGAAAAAAGAAGCAATGCAGCAAGTGTAAGATGGAACAAAAACAAAGACTTAGATGCAAATGCATTACAAAAGCAATCCATTTCCAATGCAATAAAAGTAAAAGAAAAGAAAGTAAAGGAAATAGAAAGTAAAAAGAAAATATATTCCGAAGACTCTAACGAGTTTCGTGTGTCACTTTTTCTTTTCAATAATATTCTAAACAATAACCCTGATTTCAAAAAACCAAATCTTCAAAATTGGGCAACGGACACCGATTTACTTTTAAGAGTTGATAAAAGAAATCTTGAAGAAGTAAAAAAACTAATCGTATGGGTTCAAAAAGATGACTTTGAAAAGTCAAAAGTTTTATCCATTTCAAAACTCAGAAAAAGATACGATCAATTGAAAATGGAAATGGATCAATCAAAAGTTAAAAAATCAAACATTAATCAATATAGAAAAGAGAAGACACTGACCGAATTAGCAGCGGAAATGAAAGGTAAAAGTTTTGACATTGAATTAACAGATTATCAGGAAGTAAAATGAAAGAGGAAACTGTTTTAATGATACTTGAATCGTTAATGGCTGAAACTTCAAGGCGATTTACTGACAATGAGAGAACCTTAAAAATAAGAAACTGGACAATTAAGCTAAAAGACATCACTGAAGAGCAAGGTATGAAGGGGTTAGAAAAAGCATTGGATTTACCATTAGATTTCATGCCGTCAATTGGAACATTTAAAGAATATTGCTTAACCGACACCGGGCAATCATCGATAGAAGAACAAGGGATTGAGGCGTGGTATTTGGCTTACAATAATCTCAACCATACAGTTTCCCCAATATTTAAAAATTCAGCAATTGCAGAAACGATACGGAAAATGGGTGGGTGGGTTAAATTCTCAACTATGCTGACAAAAGATGAGCCATTTATCAAAATAGAATTCATCGAGTTATATACAGTCCTGAAGAGAAGAAGTCAAGAATACTACCCGTGTTTGTCTGGAACATATAAAACTAATAAATTCATTGGGTATAAAAAAGAAGACGATCTCGCTCAAGTTTTGATAGAAATTGAGAAACATAAAAAAACTCAATCCACAATGTTGGAGATGTTGAATAAATGATATTATACGATTACTTCGAAAACGATACTCTTGATCATGTCCAAACAATTGGACATGTAAATCACGAAGAATTCAAAAGAGCTTGTTTTAAAGCTCATCGATCAGTTCCGGCCAGAATTCAACATGAATTGGATAAGAATAAAAAACAGATCACAGTAGGATATTATAAACTCTATTAATAGGTTAAAATGGCTGGAAGAGATTATATAATATGTAAAAAGTGTAGCGCAAAAATAATATATGATGGTGACAACAACGGTAGGGATAGACTAGAGACAATGTGGGGAGATCCTGGTTCAGACATGTGGACAGTTGGTTTATTATGTCCTGATTGTATAAAAATATTAGAAAATCCTTGTCCAATTTGTAAATATGATCCTTATAAAAAGGATAAATAAATGAAACCGAATCGAATTTATAAACTCTATTAAAGGAAAAATGAAATACATAGCAAGCCAATACGTAAAATCAGAAACTCCAAACTGTTCGATCATAAAACCAAAATGGTTACCGAATTGGTTGTTTAAAAAATTGAAATTAAAACCGGAATGGGTAAGAGAATCATTTACATTCGAAGTTGCTTCAGATGACGAAAAAGAAGCTATCAAAATAAGCGAAAAAATATTAAGATCATGGGAAAAAATAACAGAATGTAGCATGCGACCGCAAATATGGGGACGGCAAGTTGAGCGATATATTTTCGTAACACCATACATGAAAGCAAATAATATTGAACCATCCGGGGAAAATATTTTACTCTATAGTGAATGAAAAAATAAAACTCTATTAAAAAAGAAAAATGGCCAGAAATCATTGGTGTGGTTTTAATGAAATTCCAAAATGTTGTCGTGGGTGCGGAGAATTAGATTCTCACTCAGTGGATGAATATTCACCGAATGGATATTATTGCTGTAAAAATCTATTTCTTCCAACCAAAAAACAAACCTGCAAAAGGAAGCAAAAATCTTAAAAACTCTATTAAGAAAGGAATTATGAGTGAGAATAAAAAATGGAATTGTAAAGAATGTGATAGTTGTTGTCAAATCATTACTTGTTGGTATCCGAACGAGTTTCTTAACGGGTGTAAATATGGTGCTAAATGGGTTCCAGAAAAACCCGTCGAGAAAGTCTCTTCACCAAAAAAATACAAATTGGTGATTCCTGGTCAGATATCAACTAAGGACACCAAATTAATGCAAAAAGCATTAACGTTGATGAATATTAAAGAAGTCAAAGAAGGTCAGCATTTTACGAATTATGGACTTTGTTTTTCGGAATGCAATATTCCCAGGAATTGGCTAGTCGAAATCAAAGACGAACCGATGACAGTTGAAGAAATCATAGATAAAATAGAATGCGAATCACAATGTGAGAAAGGGTGGCATGATTCCGATGTGCAAAAATCTGTTATTATTAGTGCCAAAAACGAAGCCCTGAAATACAAACCGTTGGTTGATGCTGTTGCTAAATATATCAATAATGATGATATTCAATTCCATGAGAGTGGAATACAGGAAGAACTTGAAAAACTAAACTAAAGGAATAAAATGCTAAGTTCAAAAGAAATTAAAAGGAAGGAACGAAACAAGAAAAAAGGCGTTGTCCTTTACTTTCCAGCAATCACAGAGAAAAAACCAAACAGAAAAAAGGATAAAACTCTTAGACGTGTTGCGATAGACAACACAACGACTCACAGAATATCGCCAACGATCCGGCCAGATCTTTGGAAATATTTTTACACGAGAATTATCAAGAGCAAAACAAGGCGACTTGATGGATCATGGGCAAAACAATACAAGTACATTCCGAAAAAGAAATTTAAACAAATAATCAAAAACTCTGAATATTTAATCAAAAATGGCCATTACAAGAAACGTAAAGCATAAAGTAAACAGCCGGGGTATTCCTATTTTACATTCAATTTTCCCCGGTGATTTTTTAAGCCGTTTCCCCGGTTATAATTCGTTCATTTACCTCAGATACCAATTACCAATTACGATGATCAATCAGTTTAAAAAACATAATGGAGTAAAAACCACAAACATCTATCGAAAGTGTTTTATGAGGTTAAAAACGTTTAATAACTTGAGGTTTTAATATGAAATTTCTAAACATAAAAAAAGATTTAACCGGCGGACAATATCTGATCATCATTTTTATAATTAGTGTTATATTTGGATTCGGCCATCATTTAGGGTGGTCGTTTTGTGAAAGTTTTTTATTCATGCTGGGTCTTCCGGTAGGTTAAAATATGAAATGGATAAACGTAAACGATAAACTTCCAGACAGAAACACGAGATACGCCAGTAAGTACGGTGTCTCGGTATTGGGATTCGATATAAGTGATCACAGGCCCGAGCCATTCGAAGTAATTTTTAATTATGGTAAAAAATGGTTTGAAGAATTATGCCACGGGCCGGCAGGCGAGGAATGCTGGTTAAGTGCGAGTGTTAGCCATTGGATGGAATTGCCTAAAGGGGTAAAATGAATGATCCAGTATGGCTTACTCTTAAAAACATGATATCCGGATCAATTCTACAAACATACGTTCAAGACATTGGCGATTACTGGTTGTCAGTTTTTAATAATCCGGAAACCAAAACACTTGACACTTTTTCTAAGAACGAATGGGAAATCAAAATATTAATGAATGGGGTTAGAATATGAGTGATGATAAGATTGACATGTATACAGCAATTGCTAATATTGTTAATGACATGGAAAACCATTTAAGATTAGTATTTATACGCGCAAAACTTTGCAGGGCATACTATTTAGGACTTGAGAAAGAAGGTTTTTCTGAATCTCAGGCGCTTGAACTCTGCAAAGAATTTAAAATGGGATAAAATAAAAATGACAAAATGCGAATGCGAGCCATTTCAAAAATGTCTTTGTGAAAAATCAGAAACAGAAATTGAAAAAGATATCATAGAATATCTTGAATCAATCACTCACTGTATGGCCTACAAAACATCCACGAAAGGTAGGAAAATAGGAAAACAGAGAGTAAAGGCGACAAAGAAAGAAAAGCCTGGGAAATCTGATATTGTTTGTTGTTACGATGGACTATACATCGCAATTGAAGTAAAATCAAAAGATGGGACACAGCAAAAAAACCAAGAAGATTTTGAGAAAGAAGTGACTGCGGCCGGCGGTGAATATTGGTTAGTTAGATCACTTGAAGAAGTAATTATAAAATTAGAGGGCAAATGAAACTGAATCCAAAGCAAATAATTAAAATAGACAAAATAGAAACAGAAGCTTGGAAATATTTAGGGAACATGATCGATCAATTACACAAAGTTGGATTTATTGTAGGGGGAGATTATAAAAAAATAGAACGTAAATTTAATGGATGGTTGCAGTCGTATGGCATGAAACGACAACCGCTTGACAAGCTTGGTAAAACTGGTAAAAAATAAATAGAGATACGATGTCGATAGAAGATGCTTAGAAAGCAATGGATATTTTGAGGCAATTGAGAATTTTATTAATGTTCCGCAAGGAGGTTGAAAATGGTATTCGGATTAATTGGCAATGTAATTGGAAAAGTTGTTGATGAGGTTGACGAATTTGCGAGCAATCCGGTTGGATATGTAGTCGACGCCGCAGCAAAACCAATACGTGACGGACTTGAAGTTCTTCAAGGATTAACAGAGGGCGAGTTAAGGGTTAAAGCAATAGCACGTTTCGGCGCTGACGCCGTAGTCGGCATGGGGTCCGCCGAATTAATTGATTTATTAATGAGTTGATAAAATGCCTGATCAATATACATCAATTGATAATTCAGCTAGTGTAAATCTCAATGATAATGATTATGCGAATTATCTGAAATACAAAAAGCAACTAATTGATGATGGCGAAACATTCGAAGAAATTGAAAAAATATTAACCGGTTATATTTGGGATGAAATAGAAAATTATGATTAAAAAAGAAAATGATTATATTACGTATCCAGGAATCAGGGTAAGTGAATATACTATTAAATGCGCGGCCATCCCTAAATGGATTATAAAAATTTTAGAGACCACGTTCAACAAAAGAATTAACGGAAAAGGGAAAAGATGATTAAAAAAATAATTATTGAAATCGACGGGAATGAAATCGAATTATCAAAAGAGCAAGCGATAAAATTAAGGAATGATTTGAACGAAATAACGAATCATTCAACGATCCAGTTTGTTCCTTATGAACCCTATGTGCAACCAAACTATCCATTGTATCCTCAGTTTTAGACGACAGACATTACAGATGGCGGTAATTAATAATCGAGATTTCATAAGGGGATAAATGGAACATGAAGAAAAAGAAGCGATTCACGAGACATTAGATAAAATTCTAAAACACATGGCTAATTGTGAATTCAAAATGATGTACACTCAGATTGAATATCTTGTGCAACTTGTGGAAAATGATTCGCAAACTGAATGCGAAACAAGGCAGGTTATTGCAGAATATTTTGAAACAATTAATACTATCCGCTCCAATCTAGAAAAAACTAAATAAAAACAATCTAATAAAACTTTCTATGAATTATTTTGCTTATTTGAGATAAAAAACTTGACACATTTGATCAACAAGAATAGAATCATAATTAAGAGATCAGCAATAAAGCTTAGGTCTCGAAACACGGAACTCTCGGAGAAAGTGATGAAAAATTTAAATGAAATTAAAGCAAGCGACTGGGAAAGAACTGGAAAGCATCAAGTATTTGATAACTCAGAAGGAACATTTTGCTCATTTTACAACGAGTCTGAAGAGAAAAATCTCCACGTTTGGCATCAATTAGATGGGAGAGTAAGGTTATTAGACGAAAATATGTGTTTCGAGTATGGTGATAAGGATTCAGATGAAAACGATCAAGAAATTGATAATATTCATGAACTGTTATCGGTTCTTTAAAAAACCAGGCGCTCTAAGCGCCACACCAGGAGAAAAAAATGACTGAAAAATTTGTAAAAGGCAAAACAAAGTTTGTATGGGGACCGGTAGTCAAAGTTCATGAAGTCGGAGAATATCAGATAATTGAATACAGAGAGGCGATATTCGAGGATGGTTGCAGTACCGGAAAACACGAACCCGAAAAGACAACTTTCTATGTCCACGGACAAAGTGTTTCTTATGAATCGCTGGACATGGCGTTAATTGGCGCTGTTTGCCTTAAGTATGATGGGCGCAATACAAGAGCGCCTGAATATATCTTTAACATGTTGAAGATTAATCAATAAAACGGCTAGCTGGTAAGCGCCTGAATTTTGAATTTGAGATAGTGAAAACTAATTTATCATTTCAGAATTGACACCCATCGAGCTTGTATTAGAAACGAAATGCCGCGCCGTTAAAAAAATAATAACATCAAACGGATGACATAATGGAAATAACAGACGAAATATTGATCGTTGCCGTTAGAAAAGCAGTAGAGATTGGACTATTGCCAAGTCGCAATGTCCCGACAGAAGAATATCTAAAGAATTGGGATCTGATAAAACAAATTTTACAAGCTGCTTTTGATAAAGCACAACAACATCAATCACTAAAGGAAAAAATGACTGAAGATGAATACTATAAAAAGAAATTAGAAATAGAAGATTTGAAAAAGGAATTAGCTCGCGAATATGCAGAATCAAACAACCCTTATGAAATAGGTGATGTTATTCGTGATCATATAGGGTGTATTAGAATCGAAATAATAAACACATATACCACGATGTATGATTTGCCGAGTTGCAGTTATAGCGGTCTATGCCTAAAGAAAAACGGGGAACCTTATAAATCTGGTGAAATAAGAGAATCATACCAACAAAATGTGATTGAAAAAATCAATCCTAAGTGAGTTAATTATAGATTAAAATATTGCTATTTTTGATCACATATGATAGATTTAAATATAAAAAAGGGAAAGGATAAAATGCTAAAAACAAAATGCCAACATTGTAAAGAAATAATAGAATGTTTAGAGGATGAGTGTTGCCCTATATGCGGTCTAAGAATAAATATTGAAGACGTCCCAAAAGAGCGATGTCCCGAATGTAAAAGGGAATTAACATGGATTGACGAATATTATTGCATAGAAGGCAGACAGTCAACATTTGACACATTCGAAGCGCATAACCTTCTTATTATTAGGCACTATTGTACATGTGGCCGTCAAGTAGCGGTACAAATGGATACTAACTATGGCTCTGAGGTTTTTATTAATTCAGAAAATATTGATTATTAATCACTTGTTATTTCGTTTTAAAATATAAAAGGGAGAAAATTATGGAAGGTTTAGAAGATTATGAAATCGGGGGAATTGCTGTATTTAGATATATTGAACCAAGATTTCAAAAAGTTTCTGATGAAAATATTATCAGATTATACAGCAAATGGAGTAATGAAAATTACGCTGCTTCATGGGCATCTGTTGATAATAAAATGACTGAAGAGTTCTGTAAATGGGCATATTCAGCACCTGTAGATCAAATAAAAGAAAAGGATTAATTATGGATGGTGACGAGTTAAGAAAATTCAGAAAAAAACACTTCCCTGGAAAGATGTCCCAAGAAATGATGGCGCTTAAATTCGGCGTTAAATATCACACGCTCAGAAGATACGAGGGTGTTAATTGTAATCCGATTCCGGAAGGATTGCAGCGATCGATTGAATTCTTTGAGGAAGTTCAGAGGTTGGAAATTCTTGTTAAGGGGAAATGAAATGATCAAATGTAAAATCAATTGGCAGGAAAAGGATTTAACAAAATACAGTAATTATCTTTATTTCGAATTTTTACCGGACAAAGGTGATTTTCTTGACGTTCCCATCGGTAAAGATTTCATCCAAGGCAATTATCAATTTAAAACATTGAAATTTAATAAAAATGACTATTGTGAAAATATTTTATGGGTAGAAATATTTGATCAAAGCGCCGATCTTTCGTTGTCATACACAGAAGAATACCAAGAATATATCGACGCCAATCAGGACAAATAATGCAAATCATCATATCTAAAGCGAAAACAAAAAATGAAAACAATGGCAGAGTACAAAAGAGATGAGCGGGAACGAAAAAGAAAATCTGGTAAAAAACGGGTAGGGTTTTGGATCGATCCGGTTAATGAAGCCAGGATAAAAAGCTACGTTTATCAACTTGAGGAAGATGTCAGAATAATAAAAAGTAACCATTGATATTGACCGGTCAATATTATAAAGTTAAGACAGATTAAACAATTAACAAGGGGATAAAATGGAACTAACAGTTGCCCAATACAAAACATTAAAATCGTTAGAACGTGCTTTGGACGAATGCACCAAAGCAAATCTTGAAATAAAAATAATTAATGGTGAAATAAAATATGAAGAAGCAGAAAAAAAATTACCATTCAGCACTTACGCAACCGCTGAAAATTGAAAAAGAATTATCATATTATGGCAACAATGGAAATTTTGTAATCAAGAGAGATATCTGCAAAGGATTACCGGAAGAATTCAGGCTTTGCGATGTAATTTATTCGGAGCCATCTTGGCTGATGGGTTATGAAAAATTTCTAAGTAGGGCTAGCACGGAAGGAAGTGATTATAAAAAATATATTGAATCAATTTCAGGCATTATAAAGAAAACAAATAAACCGATTTGGATAGTAACAGGCCGACATGCTTTGAAACATTTCCCTATCCCCCATCATTCTCAAGAAATAAAACTATTCCACCATGATGCCTTCTTGCTAGGGTGGAATGATAGATCATTAGATTGGACAGATTTTGGTTCAATCAAAACAACTGATAACCTATTGGAAATTTTATCTGATACTTATGACAGGGTTGGTGATTTTTGTTGCGGGTACGGGAACACGGCCAGAGCGTTTTTAAATAAAGGGAAAGAATTTGTGATGTCAGATATCAACGGAAAATGTGTTTATTATATAGCAAAGGAGTTGATGGGATATGCATGATATCCAGTTTATAAAAGACACTTCGCAAGCAGAAATAGATAAACTTGATGGGGATGTTTTGGTTTTGTACCGTGAAGGATACAAATTACCAAAAATAGAAAGTGCTGAATACATGGAATTTGAAACATTCAGAAGTAAATACATTGATATTCATGCAAAAGTAATTGTTTTAATTGGATTGATAAGAATGATTACACCGTCAAATAGATGTGACACTGTACACGAATACCTAACAACATTAACTCCTAATATCAGAAAAATAAGTATTGATATTGAACCTTTTCTTGGAGAGCCTTGGCGGTTAATGTGGCATTATCTCTATACAAAAAATAATCATTTTAATGTCCCTCATAGCTATGCCTTAGAAACAGAATGGCAAAAATGGTTTTACCGGGATATTAATGATTCCAGAATATCCGGTAATAATATTAAAATGTTTATACAGAATACTTATTCTGACTTGGACCAATTTAATTCAGAATTTGGTTTTTATGATTGTGCTTCAGAAGAATGGTATTCCGAGGCAAAAGACCATGTTTTCGCAAAATACAATACCCCGAAGCAATTAATTAACAATCTTCTTAAAGAGTGCAATAAAAAGTTTGATATAAAATTCAGCTTTGAATCATACAGGGAAAGTAAAAAGTTTGAATTACCAGATCTAAAAGTATACCGATTTGTTACTGAGGAAGCTAAAAGAAGAATGTCAATTTATAACTCTGTGATATCATGAAAATATACAATCCAGAAATAAATGTTCTTGATGCTACCAGAGAAAGAATAAGCTATTTATTTGACGAATTTGAAACAATCAACGTTTCTATTTCATCCGGTAAAGATAGCACTGTTCTTTATTATTTATGCCTCCAGGAAGCAAAAAAACGGAATAGAAAAATAATAGCTTTCTTTCAGGATCAAGAAGCCGAGTATGCTGCATCAATTGAGATCATGAAAATACAAATGGACCACCCAAATGTTATTCCGGCGTGGTACCAAGTTCCTATTTATCTAACTAACTCAACAAGCTATACAGATTATTTTTTATATGCATGGGGCAAGGGGGATAAATGGATGAGGGAAAAGGACCCGGTTGCAGTTAAAGAAATTGACGAAGATTACCCACCTAGATTCTATGAGTTTTTTAAATGGTATGAGCAAAAGAATCCAGATGCTGCTTACTTAGTAGGTCTTAGAGCAGATGAAGGAGTAATTAGATTCAGAGCTGTTACTAAATATGTTGGATGGAACGGTATTAGATGGTCAACAGAAACAGATAATATTAAAAAATTCTACCCTATTTATGATTGGGGATTCGCTGACATTTGGAAGTTTATTTATGATTATAATATTCCATATAACAAGATTTATGATTTGATGTTCATGGACAATTATAGTTTTTATAATAAAATGCGAGTGTCGAACCTGATTCATGAAAAATCATACAAATGTTTGATTGATCTTCCAAAGTATGAACCAGAGACTTACAATAAACTTTCAAAAAGAATCGGGGGTATTCCAACAGCTCAAAGATACGCAAGTGAAAAACTTGTTTTTAACAACAAGAAATTACCGAGACATTATAAGACATGGAAAGATTTTAGAGATTTTCTTTTGTTGAATATTCCGGTTGAAGAACACCGGGAAAAGTTTATTGCCAGGTTTGAGAAACAAGAAAACTCAGAAAGAATTTATCAAGCACAAGTAGGGCAGCTTTTAATTAATGATTTTGAAAACAGCCGTGCTTTCAATACGAAAAAAACCCAGTACGATAAAAAGGTAAAAGAAAAATGGATGAACATACTGTAGAACAAAAAGCAACTGAAGTTATTGTGGTGCCATTGGAAAAGATGTTTTCGAATGATTATAATCCAAATCGGATGCCAGATACAGAAATGGATCTATTAAAACAATGCATTGTAAAGTATGGTTTTTTATTCCCAATACTTGTTACTTGGGTAGAAGAAAAACAAATGTATCGTATTATTGATGGATTCCATAGATATGAAACACTTAAACGAATTGGAGCAAAAGAGGCTTCAATTATCGATATGAAACTGCCATATCATGACGCGGTTCAATTGACTGTATTAATGAACCGGATTAAAGGATTGCATCAAGTGGAAATGATGAGCGATTTAGTTTTGAAGCTTGAGAATTTAGGGCTTGAAGACACTGAAATATGTGATAACCTAGGCATGGAAAGTGAGGAGTACATGAGACTCAAGCAACAATTGGGAATAGCCCATGCCTTTAAAAACCACGAATACAACTCGTCATGGGCTATTGACAAGGAAACATACGGATTGAAAAAATGAACTTTAAAAACGAACCGGTTTCAAATGTGCAATGGGTTCATTCATCAACTATTGCAAAGAACTCATACAACCCAAATCATGTCGCAAAACCCGAACTTGAATTATTAAGAAGGTCAATTGAAATCAATGGTTTTACACAGCCGATAGTTTGCTGGAATGATTCAGGTCGACTTGAAATAGTTGATGGATTCCATAGGTCATTGGTAGGCCAAAATACAGAATCTATCAGGAATAGACTCAATGGATTTTTACCAGTAGTCATACTGAATAAAGAAAACACCGGCAAGAATGACAGAATAGCCGCCACGATAAGGCACAACAGGGCAAGAGGTAAACACAATATGTCAGCAATGTCTGATATCATTATCGAACTTAAAAGACGCAATTGGAGAACTTCAAGAATCTGCAAAGAGCTTGGAACTGACGAAGATGAGGTTTTAAGATTGATGCAGATTAATGGATTAATTGAAATGTTTTCTGATAATGATTACTCTGAAGCGTGGGAATATGAAATATAAACCATATTGGATACGAGAAGATTATTTAAACGGGATGTTTAATACGACAACAAAAAATGATGAGTTATCTATCAAAAAAGTTGAACGACTTTTTAAAAGCGAAAAACGCACAATAAAGGCGATGTATTCAGTAATACAAAAATGGCATCACTCAACAGGACATAACCTTACCAACAGGTCGATAAATAGAATTGCTTGGCTTGGACAAGCGGCTTGCTGCTATTCGTTAAAAGTCCCGGACTATATTACTAAAAAAGCTTGGTGGAATCTCCCGAAAGAAATACGAAACAGAGCGGATAAAAACGCCAAAGATTTAATAGAATCTTATGAAAACAAAACTAAAAATCAATGTATTGGAAGCCGCAAAGCAGAGAATCAACTTTGTTTTTAATACATTTGAAAAGATTTATCTTTGTTTTTCAGGTGGCAAGGATTCGACTGTTATGTTTCATTTAGCTGCAGCCGAAGCAATCAAAAAAAAAGTCAAGATTGATGTTTTGTTTATTGATTTAGAAGCTCAATATAAGGCCACGATTGATCATGTAAAAGCAATGTTTGGATTATACAAAGATCATATCAATATCCATTGGGTTTGCATTCCATTAACTCTGAGAAATTCGCTGTCAGTATTTCACCCTAGTTGGATATGCTGGGAACATGGAAGAGAGTGGGTGCGGGAAAAACCAAATAATGACAGTTTCGTGTTTTGCTATCCATCAATGGAGTTTGAAGAGTTTACTTATTGTTTCGGTAAGTGGTTTGCAAAAGATAAATTAACCGCTTGCCTGGTTGGAATCAGAACAGACGAAAGTTTAAATCGTGAAATGGCGTTGCAGTCAATTAAAGAAAGTTACAATCAATGGACAACAAAAATTCATAAGAATGTTTTTAACTGTTATCCTATTTATGACTGGAAAGTTTCTGATTTATGGGTTTATACGCGGAAAGAAAACAAGATGCACAATAAAATTTATGATCTGATGCAGCAAGCGGGTGTCCCGTTAAAAGATCAAAGGATATGCCAGCCATATGGGGATGACCAGAAAAAAGGGTTGTGGCTTTATCATCTACTTGAGCCTGAGACATGGGACAAAGTTTTAAATCGGGTGTCAGGAGTAGGTGGTCACGAACATACCAAAGAAAGCAAAATAAACAAACCGGATAAATTGTCATGGAAAAAATATTGTGAGCTTTTAATTAATTCAATGCCAGCAACTACAAAAAATCACTATATCGAACGAATCACAAAATATTGTAAATCATGGGAGAATCGAGGGTATGGAGATGGGATATGTAATATTGTTCCGGATAACATCGAGCGCAGAAACATAGCACCATCATGGAAAGCTATTTCAAAAGCGATATTGAAAAATGATTATTGGTTTAGATCTATTAACATGACTCAACCGTTTAGCAAAACATACGGGGAGTATTTAAAAATAAGAGATGGAATCATAAACTGAAATAACTTGCAAAAAACGCAAAAAAAGAGGATATTTAGATAACACTTCAAAGAGGTATCAATAAAAGGGCAAACCCACACATGAAATTCCAAATTGGCAAAAAAGAAACAAAACAAGCCTAAAAATGGCAGAAAAAAGGGCATTACACCCAAAAATGCAAAGTTTATTGACGAATATATCAAAACAAGTGATTTAAGCAAGTCATGGATCGCCGCCGGGTATAGTGAAAACAACCCTTCGAGCTGTGCTGCAAAATGTTTGAAAAAACCCCAAATAAAACGAGAGTACAAGAGAAGGCTTAAAGAGATAGGACGGAAAGTAAACTTTGATGCGATCGATGTCATAAACGAACTTGGTAAAATAGCCTTTTCAAATTCAGATGATTATATTGACTGGCATGAAATAAAGATAGACAAGGTGACTCCCACCGGTGAGGTTAAAAAAGAGATAGTTTCAAGGGCATACCTTAAAGCAGGTTCCGAGGTAACAAGAGAAATGAGAGCGGCGATCTCAGGAATTAAAGAAACAATAAACGGAGTCGAGGTAAAGTTTCACAGCAAGACACAGGCGCTTGAAAGTCTCAAAAAGTATTTTGGTATTGATGATCCGAGAGAGATTGAGAAGGCTAAGAGGATAAAAGACGGAGGCGGCGCAACAGATATCAATATTACGATTACGAGAGATTCAGATGTGTAACCCCCTAAAAATAATCGTACCATACAAATTCAAAGCAAGATCATATCAACAAAACATATTCAAGCAAGTAGGCAGTGATATCCATAAATTAAAAAGGGGCGTAGCTGTTTGGCACAGAAGGAGCGGGAAGGATAAGACATTTCTTAATTTTGACATTCGTGAGATGCACTACAGAATAGGCGCTTATTATTACATATTCCCAACCTTAACCCAGGGACGTAAAATTATATGGGATGGGATAGACCGCGATGGATTCAAATTTATGGATCATTTCCCGAGAGAGATGGTTCAATCCAAAAATAAGTCTGACATGCAGGTCAAGCTTAAAAACGGATCAATTTTTCAAATAGTAGGAACTGATCATCTAGACAGTATAATTGGAACAAACCCTGTAGGAGTAATATTTTCGGAATATTCGTTACAGAACCCAATTGCTTGGGATTTTATAAGACCAATTCTTTCAGAGAACGGTGGGTGGGCTTTATTTAACTATACATTTCGTGGCAAGAACCATGGATGGGACTTATACGAAATGGCCCGACAGAATGACAAATGGTATTGTGAATTACTCACTGTAACCGATACCAAACGTGAAGACGGAACACCGGTAATTTCATCAGAGGCAATAGACGAAGAACGCCAAGCCGGGATGGATGAGGATTTAATAAACCAGGAATATTATTGTGATCCATCCGCAACCGATAAAGGTGCTTTTTATTCAGATCAATTAAAATGGATTGATGAAAACAACCGGGTCCGTGAAGTAAATTACGAGCCTGATTTGCTGGTAATGACATTTTGGGACATAGGACGAACCGATTACAATTCAATATGGTTCACACAGAAGGCAGGCGAAGAAATAAGGATAATAGATTTCTACCAGAATCACAATAAAGGAATTGATCATTATATCGATTTTATACTTGGTGAAAAAAACACCGATGGCCGAAGAGTTGGTGGGTTGCCCTATAAAAAATATAAGCATTGGGCACCACATGACATCAAAGTTACAGAGTATACTAGCAACCAATCAAGGATAGAATACGCTAGGTTAAACGGTGTTGATTTTAATGTCGTTCCGGATATATCAATTCAGGATGGAATTGACGCAGGGAGAAGGGTTTTGAAATATTGCTATTTTGATAATAAAATTGGGAAAAGGACATCTGACAACGGGGAACACGGGGTTAACTTCGGGCTTAACGCCTTGCGATCTTATAGAAAACTATTCGATGAAAAAAGAAAAACCTATAAAGATATTCCGCACCACGATTGGGCAAGCCATCCAGCAGATGCTTTCAGGTATCTTTCAATTGGGATAGCTGTATCATATGGTGTACCAGGGGTTAGAATTCAAGCATTTTAAAACATGGAATCATATTTAACAATAGAAATTTCTGACACAATCGAAGAACTTAATTGCGATGGATGCGGAAAGATAATCCGAAAAGGAGACAAAATGTTGACAAATATAGATTCATGCTGTGGTGGTGGTTGCGTAAGAAGTATTTGTATTGATTGCTTAGAATACGCTTATAAACAACTGGCAGAGCACAAAGTATTTTAATATTATGGATTACAAAATAATAAAAGAAGAATCAATCGAAGAATTAGAAAAAACAGTCAATAATTTTTTAAAAATTGGTTATAATGCGGTCGGTGCCGTGGTTCCACATGTGGTTCATTTTTGGAAGAATGGAGAAGTATTGACCGAATGTACCTACATGCAAACATTAATTAGAAAAAAGGGGATGTCATGAAATTAAATATCAATAATAGGATATTACTTGTCATTGTAAAAATGTTTTTTTCAGTCTGCCTTGGACTTTTAGCATTAAGCTTAATGCACCACTATTTAGGATTAAAAGACATTGAAAATCTATATATTATTTTGATTGGCCTTTCTTGTTTTTTTCTGATTGGGATTAACAATTGGGGCGAAAAATGAAACAATTAATAAACTATTTCAAAGAACTTATACCAGCATGGTTATTCGAAAAATATAAAATTAAACAATTGATTGGATTTTTCATATTGGGTGGACTTATTACGCTGGTTGTCACAATGATGATTATTTGGAGTTTTCACTCTGTGCTTGTAGCTAATGTATCAGTTTTATGTATTATAATAGGGCTGTTGAATTTTGGCTTGTTTTTAATTAAAAATGATTGATTATGAGGCATTCAATAGACCCTTAACAAATTATCCAGATCAAGTTGATAAAAAAATTGATGAAAAAAAACGGGAGGGGGATAATCATGAAAAGAAAAGTCAACATATTTGAAATGACAAACGCTGACGGCAGATTAATTTATAAAATCGGGGAGGGAACATTCCATGAATTCGTCCATAAATTTATAATGGTTGGTGATCTTGCCAAGTCCGAACCGACGGCAATAATCGAAATGGACGACGGGATTGTTAAGAATATTCCAATTAGCCTTATTCAGTTTCAAAAACAAGAAAGAACCTTTGCTGAGAATCATATTGAATTATTGGTCGATAGGTGCAAAAAGTTAAGATATACATTGGCAATTGCGTCAAGTATATTTTATCACGGGAAATTTATAGTCGAGACCCCAAACGAGAAACTTCTGAAAGACCAGTTAATAGAATTGGGGATGTTTGCAAACACGGAAGATGAATTAATGGACATTCTTGAAAAATATGGGGATAAATGAAAAAACTTGATATTGGTCTTATAATATTTCATCAACCGACGCATGGAAGCTTAATACTGGAGGTGACAGAAGATATTAGACCTTCCGAAGGAGAAGAATATTACACGGTTGAATTAGAATTCGACGCACTTGAAAAGTGGGTTAAGGAATGTAGAGAAGAAATTGATAATAAAAGGGATAAATGAAACTAAAAATACTATCATACGAATTCGATCTAATTTTTGAAAAAGGATTCGCCGACAATAAAAGCGGGAACAATATTCGAGGATTGTTAGGGCATATTGATTACAGCAACCACCAAATAAAAATAGATTCTGGACATCCGGAAGAACAGGGAATATTATTACACGAAATACTTCACGGCGTGGCGAACTACTTTTCAGTCGATTTAAGCGAAAAAGATGTTGAAAGATTAAGCGAGGGCCTTTATTGTGTTCTAAAACAGAACGGAATGTTAAACGATTTTCCAAAGGGGGAAAATGAATGATATTGAATGGAGTATAGAATTAAAAGAGAATCATGGGGATTTAACACAAGTTGACGGAAAATTATTTCTTGTGATTAATGCAAGAAAAGACGGATTGCACAGAGAAGTTGTATCCTGTGCTGATAAAGTAATAAATTTTGATGACATAATCAATGAACATATACTTCCGTCTGTTTATTCTTTGTGGAAAGATTTTATTGGAAGAGAAGAATCTGACAAAGAATATTTAGAAAAGATAGCTATTTCAGATTTTCTTAAAGAGGACTTGTTCGATCTTTATAACAAAATGTCAACCTGAGCCAAAGGAAAAAGATGGCAAAGAAAAAAAGTGAGAAAGTTGAATCTGAAGAAATCAAAGACAAAGAATCAAAAGATGTTATTGATGAGTTCTTTAATTCGACCGATACGGCGTCTGAGTTTTTTGAAGAAGAAAAACCATCAGAGACAAAAGATCGATTAGTCGTTGAAAATCCGAAACAAGCAACGATCAAAAGAAATCGGGAAATAACAGCGATCAGAAAGAAACAAAGACTGCAAAGAACACGAGTTAATTGTGGTGTTTTGGATTAGAAAAATACTATAATATCAGTACATTACAAATCAATTTGACAAACGACATAGTTTATTGAGATAGTGGTGCTAATTAGAACCACTAAGGTAAATTATGTCAGTTCAAGATTCAAGTCCGCAATATTCATATCTACAACCTATCTGGCACAAAATCAGGATAGCAGCGCGAGGCCAGGAGGCAGTCAAGTCTGAAGTAAATCAAACAACGTATCTACCATGCCCGGCTGGGTATGATCCATCATGGTATAATGGAGCACTGCAAAGAGCTTATTGGTTAGATGCGACAGGGTGTGCCGAGAGATTGTCTCAAGGTTCTATTTTTCGAAAATCCCCAACAATAACGCCTGACCCCACAGAACAACAAAAAGAATTCCTAGATTCAGTCGATAAAAATGGAAATGATCTTAATACTTTTGCTACAAACGTTGTCAATGATGTAACTAAAACATCTTACGGTGGAATCCTTATTGATTATGATGATACTCATGGGCAAATTCTCACACAGGAGCAAGCTGAAGAACTCGGAATAAAAGCGCGTCTCATTTTCTACCCCGCTGAGTCGATTTTCAATCCTGAAAAAAATAGTATTAGGCTTTGGGAAGTATATCATGAGCAAATAGACGAATTTACAGCGGAAGCAAAAAAACAGATTAAGGTTCTAGACTTTGTATTTGATACAGACAGCAATAAAAAAGTCTATCGCCAAAGAATATTCCGAGAAATTGAAAGTGATAAAAAAAAGAAAGAGTGGTTACAATTTGGAGCTGATATTTTTCCAGCGTGGCCAGGTGGCGAAAAATTAGATTTCATCCCGTTTCAGTTTATCGGTGCAAAGAATAATGATTCGGATCCAGATACACCAATTCTTGAAGGACTGGTAAATGCTAATTTCCAACATTATGGATTATATTCTGATTTTAGAGAAGCATTGCATTGGATAAGGCCGATCACATATAGAACGGGTGAGGTTGACGACGCAAAAGCACCACAAACGCTTAATTCAAATGTAATGTTGACATCAAGGTCCCCGGAAACAAAATTCGGAATTTTAGAATTTAGGGGTTCAGGACTTGAATGGGACGTCAAGGCACTTGAAATATTAGAAGCACAAATGGCTGCGATGGGTGCCGAAATGCTGAAAAGCAAGAAAAAGGCTTCTGAATCAGCTGATAAAGCAAGAATCGACAAATCCGGGGAGGCGTCAATTTTAGCAACAATGGCGAATAACATTTCTTCAGCGATCACTATTTCAATTAATATCATGCTGAAATGGAATGGCGAGGAAGGGGAAGAACTAACGTATCAACTCAACACGGATTACGATGCTACTTTGTTTGATGCTCAATTGATGACATCAATAAATAAATCTGTCGAATCAGGAACAATGTCACAACGTTCAGCAATTCACAATTATAAAAAAGGGGAACTGTTACCGGATGGTATCAGTGTTGAAGACGAGACGTTACAAATTGAGGCAGAAGCTTCAGGATTAGGAGGAACGGAGGAGTTGCACGAAACGATCAGAAACATAGTAGGTTCAATGAGTGAGGAAACTTGACATTTCTGTTATCAGTTTGCAATAGTTAGATAGCACGAATTTTAAATTAGTAACACACCTGGATTGGAATGTTACTAATTCACTGGTGAGACTGGATTGTCTTATCAAAATCCTGGATTGGAGATTTTAATGACTTACGAATACAAAAAAAACGAAGAGGGAGAACGACAACATGATGAAAGTGGTAATTTTATCGTAATTGACAGCAAGACAAAAGAAGAACGGGTTACAGATCTTTTGGTTTTGTTGAATGATAAAATCCCTACAAAAAATTCAGAAGCAGAGGCGAATCGAAAAGAAAACTCGAAGTTAAAGGCGAGTCTCAAAGAAATAAATGAAAAATATTCTGTGATAGGCGACCCTGAGGAAGCTCTAAAACTGATCAACATTGCAAAATCTGTCAGTGCGAAAGATTTAGTAGACGGGGCAAAAGCGGAACAGGCAAAACTCGATTTACTTGCTGACAGTAAACAGCAAATTGAGACACTTCATAAAGAATATGGTTCCAAATTGCAAATTATCGCTGATGAAAACACAAGTTTGAAAGAGGATGAATTCAAAAATTTCAAACTTGGGGAATTAACGAATGCAAAAGCGCTCAAAGGGACGATATACGAAAATCACTTAAAAGGTGCTTTAAATGAATTTGGCCCAAACATCAAACGCGATGAAGAAGGCAAAGCGGTGGTAGTAGATTGGACCGGGAATATAATCAGAACAACCGACCCGGAAAATATGGGTCAACCTGCGCAGATCGGTGAAGGGCTAAAAAAACTGATTGAATCACATCCGAATAAAGGAAATATTTTAATGGCAGGCACGGGTGGTGACGATAATTCGAATCCATTGCTTAAATCGGACGGCGGTGCCGTGAACGTGACGCGCGCACAAGTCAAGGCACCGGCTGATTATAAAAGAATAACCGAACAAGCAGCAAAAGAAGGTGTAAAAGTCAACATTGTAGACTGACAGTATAGGACCGTGCAACCTCATATTGTCTATTTTTTTAATTGCACAATTTTATGAGGTTGTATTATGGCCAATACTCTTGGTGCTTATAATCCGATTTTCTACGCTCAAGAAGTGTTGCGGATTATGATGGAAATGTACGGAATGATTAATCGTGTCAACCGTACTTTTGAAGATGAAAGAAAATCTTTTGATAGAGGTGAATATATCTCGATCAAACGCCCTTCCGCAATGACTACGCAAGCAGGCGCGAACGGAACCATTGCAGATCTTACCACAGAAACCGTTCAAATTCAATTATCAAACTGGCGTGAAGTAAAATTTGCGGTCAATGATAAAGAATACGCTTTTTCTAAAGATGAACTGATTCGCGACCACATCGCACCAGCCGCCTACGCTCTAGGCAATTATGTCAATACTCAGTTGACATTACTCGCAAAAGACATCCCTTGGTTTTCTCCGTGGACTGGCACAATCGTTTCTTCTGATGTGACAGCCGGAATGAAAGTGTTGAAAGACACCGGCGCAGGTGTCGCTGGTGATTCTGAAAATATTCATATGGGTATTGATACCACCGTTTCCGCAGCATTGCAGGGGTTGAGCGATTTTAACGCGGCGAATATCGCTGGAAATACCAATACGGCACTTGTCAATGGAAAAAATCCAGGACGTTTCGGCGTTGGTGATTTCTTCGATGATCAAACTTTTGCAAGTTTCACATCAGGCACGATTGTTTCCGGGGCAAGTGATCTTGCCGGCGCATTGTCTGCCAACGTGGCGCTTGGAGCTACAAGTTTTCCAATGGACAGTTTGGCAGCATCAGAGACAGTTGTAAAAGGTGATTCGTTTGTCGTTGCTGGTTCTTCTCAGCGTTATGCGATTACGGCACCTGTCACGTTAAGTTCAAATGCGATGACGGTTGTTGTTACTCCTCCCGCTGCGATTGCTTACACAAGTGGTGACGTTGTGACATTTGAAACAAAGGCGACGGCTTATGCGGATGCATACGAGCCTAATCTTCTTTTCCACCGTGACGCTTTTGCACTAGTTACGGCCCCTCTACCCGATGCTTCTCTCGGAAATCTTGGTGTTGATGTTTTCACGGCGACCGATCCAGTTTCCGGGCTTAGTGTTCGTGCAAGACGTGCATATGTTGATGCAAGCTCCAAAGTGGCAGTGACTGTTGACGTTCTGTTTGGAGGTAAGACATTGAATCCAAACTACGCGGTTGTGATGCGTAGAAACACTCCTTAATCTTTATTTTCCATAATCCGATGGCTCATTCGTGGGCCGTCAGAGAAAAGAGGTAATCATGAAAACATTTGAAACAGTTCGAATTTACAAGAACGGAAAACCGGTTCAAGTAAATGTGAAAGATAAAGAAAAGTACCTTGAAAATAAGAAGGGGTTTAAGGGGTTTTCGGAAAAAGAAGAAAAAGTTGGTTTGAAAAAATAAGTGGAAAAAGTTCAGGTAAATTAGCAGGGCCATTAGTGGCCCCTAAAACTACAGAGGAAAATGGCTATTCAACAAAAAGATACTTACGGTCATGAAATTGCGACATATGACAACGTCATAAATAAATGGGGGTCCGCTCCCGATATTGACACCGCTGATACTACCGCCGGAGCGCAAATCATCTGGCCGGTAAAAGCAGCAACACAACTATATTTGTTCATTGATTCACCAATTGCGTTAACAGTTGTTTCAACGGATACTGAGGATACACCGGCGGTGGGAACACTGACTTTAGGTGCTCAGATGACGGATACCGAAACAGTGACAATTGGCACTAAAGTATACTCATTTCAGACAACTCTAACGGACGTCGACGGCAATGTTTTAATTGGCATCGATGCTTCAGCTTCCATTAATAACTTAATTGCCGCGGTCAATCTTGCGACGGGTGCGGGGACTACTTACGCGGCGTCGATGACTGAGAATGATGCTGGTGTTTTTGCTATTGTCGGGGCCGGTGACACAATGACTCTATACGTCACGACTGCAACCGCAATTGCGACTACAGACGTTGCAATTGGGATACTTACGATAAGTGGCGGGCTACCCGCCGATACTCAAACAGTTACAATGGCATCTAAAGTTTATACTTTCCAGACAAGTTTAACTAATGTTGATGGCAACGTACAAATAGGGGTTGATGAATCCGCTACTATTGATAATCTGATCGCTGCAATTAATTTAGGAGAAGGGGCTGGCACAGCTTATGCGGCTGCGATGACTGCGAACGCCGCGCCCACATCAGCTTTTGAGGGTGCTGGGGATACAATGGTACTCCATGCTGATACTAATATAGCGACTACTGACACAGCGGATAATACCGCATGGGGCGCGGCAAATGCAGTTGAGAACACTACTTGGGGAGCTGCGGCAGCGGTTTTGGGAACTGGAGCGCACTCAGCTAGATTTTATTATCATGATTTCAACGGGTACGCATGCGAGGTCGATTTGCCATTACGCGGCGTTGACACGGTTCCGATTAGTTCTGAAAACTCATACGGTGTTTTTAGAATAGAACTTTTAACGTCAGGAACCGACAACGCAAATGCAGGCCAATTGAAAGTGATGAATTCAACAAATATTTATGCAACTGTTGAAATTGGTGAAGGTCAAACGCAAATCGCAGTACAAAGAGTTCCGAATGACCATACCGGAAAAATAACATCGCACCATGTCGATTATGGAAGGGCTTTGCCATCGACTAATACTGCAACCACGCGTTTTAAAGTCAGAAAAGTTGATGGAACAGAGCTAACCAAACATGATCCTTTTATTTCTAACGTAAAACCTCAGGACGATCATGAATACCCAAATGGTGGCATTATTGTTGGTGCTGGTGAATGGGTGTTTTGGGAGGCCATATTAGTATCCGCAAACGATACGTCAATCCATGCCGGGTTTGATTTGGAATTGACTCGAATACCTGATTTTGAACAGGGATAATTCTTGATATAATTATCAAGCGATATGCGGGTATAATGGGATGACTCCCATTTCAAAAAAGGTCGGTATGTTGGACGGACTAGCAGGGCAATACGTTGTAGGGTCGATTCAGGAAAATTTGTTTATTGGTGGCAATTCATTCTCGTACGTGGACTATTTAAGTTTTGCAGATTCAGAGGTTAAGACATTTGTTTTTGATGGGACGGCCTGCACGTGTGAACAGATTGTATTTAACACTATTCTTTTTTCTGCCACAGCCGGCCCTGTCCTGATTGATTTTTATGCTGGAACAACAGCGGATAGTGACGGAACGCTACTAGGAGTATCAAATAGACGGGCAACTAGTCCAATTGTAAATGAGGGAGTACTACGGCTAAACCCATCAAATATAACACTTGGAACTCGTTTTAGCGGTGATATGGTCCCAGCAAATGCAGCACAAGGAATTGGGAGTTCAAATCAAGGCGCACAAAGTAGTCAAGGTCTGCCATTTGAAATTGATTTCAGTATAAAATATGCGTTTACTATCACAAATACGAACGGCGCGGGTGTTTACGTCAAAATAGATGCAACATGGTTTGAGGTTCCGCTGGTTTAATATGCAACCATTACAAGAAATTATTTATAAATTGCTCAAACTGGACCGGAAAGCGAAAAAATTAGGCAAGGATATCCACGGAAACGAGCGATGGTTTGGTGAAGGGTATCATGGTTTAGTTGATGTGGATAGTTTCGAACCGATCAAATTATATCAAGAATGGAAACCGATAATCACGGGCAATGAGGTTCGGATTGACTCAAGACATAAACATTATGATATCAGGAAAATAAAGGTTTCTTCTGTTGATTATATTACAAGAATAATGTTCTCGACAGATAAACAATCGGACATTTCCGAAATATTAGTTGATGAAAAAGGTATTTATCTCATTGACTCGGAACCGATTGAAATAGGTGTCCGAACTTATGCTAAAACTATAGGTGGAGATGCTGAAATATATCTAGGAATTGTAGGGATATAAATATGCTAAATGCTGAAACAATAAAGGGTGCTTTTGATCTGACATATATGATTACTATCGGGACGCCAATCGTCGCGCTGGCGATTTTCTGGTATAAAATATCAAACTCACAAAAAGAGTTGGTTGTGATGGTTGCCAAGGTTTTGAATCGGCAACTTAAAAATAGTGAAAAAACTGATTTGTTTTATCAGCAAATTGAGAATGATGTTAAAGCATTCAAAGAGGATAACGCGAGACAGCACGGCCTTTGCTCGACTCACAACAGGTCAATCGCGACAATAGTATCGAATCAGAAAGCACAAGAGATTACTCAGAATTACATGAAGGATCTCTTTGACGATATCAAACAATTACAAATTGCGACAAACGAAGCAATAGCGAACAACACCGGAGTATTAACGAGGCTTCTTTTTATGATAGAGGAGCGGAAATGATCATAAAATGGTTGATCGAACATAAAGAATCCGGCCTTTGCATATCAAAAGACAGAGGGCTTGAAAAAGCGGTTGATTATCATGAATTAATTAATTTTGATGACAAACGAGATGCTCAAAGATTTATCAATACATTAAAATTCAACAAAACTTATTTTGTATCGGAACATAAATATTAATGGCTGACGAGTATCAAAAAATAGTAAATGCGACTTACGACCACGCAACTGATCTTGAGTTATTGAGTAATACTCAAACGCGCAAACTATTAGTTGATATCCGGAAACTTCAAAAAGATTTAAAAGAGCAATTGCGAAGAATTGACCCAACATCACCAACAAGACCACGAACGAAACAAAAACGATTAGAACAGTATCTTAAAATATCAGATAATTTGATCAATACTGTTTATTTGAAACTTGGAAAAACACAAGACGGCTACCTGGAAAATCTTGTCAAAATGGAAGATCAGGCGACGAAGAATATCGTAAATAATTCTCTTGGGGATCCGGTTTTGACTGTAAATATTGACAGCAATCAATTAAATATTCTGTCACGTCAAACACTGGCTGAAGGACTACCGGCTGATAGTTGGTTTAAAAACAAATTACCGAATGACTTTAAATCAACAATGGTTCGCCAATTACAAACAGGAATCGCACAAAATGAAACGATTCAGCAACTAACGTCACGGATAAATAAAAGAACGGATATCGAAAGACGTCACGTTGAAACATTGGTTCGAACCACGACAAATGCAGTTGCAAATAAAACCCGTGATCAGGTTTATATAAACAATGATGATGTGATTGAAGGCGAAGAGCATCTTTCAACGCTTGATTTAAAAACTAGCGACATTTGCAGAGCACGCGACGGACTGGCTTGGACTATCCCGGATCATAAGCCGATTGGTGGGCACGGTGTTAGGTGGCGTCCATTCCCTTTGCACTTCAATGAGCGTTCAACCTGGGCACCTATTTTTCGAAATATTGACGACATAACAGGTGTTGATACTTCTGGTTGGAGTGAAGGCACACGAGCGGCAATGGATGGCCCAAATAAAGCAACGGATAATTATTCTCAATGGTTTTCTAAGCGAAATAAGAGCAGACAATTAGAAGTTTTGGGACCAGGGAAACTTAAACTTTACAAAGCTAATAATCTTTCAATGAAAGACATAGTCCATGCCGATGGATCATCATTAACAATAGAACAATTGACAGAAAAAGTTAACAAAAAAGGATTCAAACCAAAACCCGAAGTTGTCGAAATTCCGGGCAAGGATGAGGCAGCATGAAAGAAAAAACGACGCGGTTGAGCATAAGAATAAACAAAAGGATTCTAAGCGCTTTTGGAATTATGGTTGGTGGAATTAGTTGGGGTGCTATTTACTTTTTCATTGCATTCAGTAACCCGGAGTTAACCAGCACACAAGTTTTAATAATCATGATCGATTTCTTTTTTGAATAAAGGGGATTATGTTTATAGATATCACTTACAAAAACGCTATGAACTCATTTGTATATGACAAGAAAAATGACAATCTCATTAATAATTGTATTTGGGCAGACGATAAAACTGGGGAATACTGCTTAATAAAGTTTGACAGTGAAAACAGAATTATAATGGATGAAAATGGAATTCACGAAAAAGAAATAAGAAAAGGTGACATAGCAGTATTAAGCCTTAACTGCTTAAGCCATCATGATTTATTGAAAAGGTTAAGACCATCATTACCAATACCATAAATATTTTTTTCGAATAAGGGTAAAGATAAATGCTAGGACACAATATAATCAAAGCTCAAACAGTAGCGAAAAGAATATTTAGAAAATATCATGGCCACGAAGTTGATCTAAATATGGACCATTATCAAAATAGTCAAAAAAGAGTTGATCAAATACGAGGCACATATAAAAAGACAAAAGTACCTTGTTCATGGTTTTGTTGTGGAAATCCACGTAAATGGACCGGGAAACAAACATTACAGGAAACAAAATCAGATATGTCATTTGCAGAACAATTAATGGAGATTTGACATGGCTTTCACAGTAGGGACAAATAGTTTCGTTAGTCTAGACGATGCAAACGCATATTTTGTTGATCGTGGGAATACAACTTGGGCAAATGCAAGTGATCCAAATAAACAGTCTGCATTAATTAGAGCAACGGATTATCTTGTTCAAAAATATACTGAGCGATGGAAAGGTGAGCTTGTAAGTTTCACACAAGCGTTGCCATGGCCGAGGGTGGGTGTTTATACTGCAGATGGAAAACAGATTTCAAGTGGAAGCATCCCGGAAGCAATCGAAAACGCAACTTCTGAAATGGGGTTGAGAGCTTTGAGCAATAGCGATCTTTATGCCGACGAACAAGCCGGTAGGGAAAGTCTGAAAAGAAATAAAGTTGATGTTCTGGAAAAAGAATATTTTCAAGGTGGCACGACACAAAATAAATATACGATTGTCGAAGAGATGCTAAAAGATTACACAATCAGTTTCGGAAATGCCGTTCCCCTTACTCGTCACCCATACGGATATAATCAAGGCGGGTATTGGGGATGCTATACTCTGAGGCATTAAATGTCACAAGAATCAAGAAATTTAGAAGTTTATAACGATTTGGTTTCAACCGAACAATCGATCATTGGAAATTTCACGCATAAAAGCGGCGGAACATTTAACCCGGTGACTGAAGTTCACACGAACCAGATAACTACAGTTTCATCTTGCGTGGTTGTATTTGTGAAGGCTTCAAAAAATGAAGCGACCCCGGACGATTTTCAACTTGAACGTGGTGACAGAGTTTTAATTTGTGCAGCATTGGGACAAGTTCCGGCACACGGTGACTTCCTGACATTAAACGCTGATGATTGGGAAATATTAACTTCAATCGAGTCAAGTGCCGGTGATAATTCATTATTTCGTTGTTTTGTTAAGAAAGGATAAATGGCTAACTTAAAAGGAAATCAAATTCCCAAAGGCAGGAGAGTTGAACCGGTCGAAGTTTGGGGTGCAAAGAAGCGGGTTAGCCGAAGCGGTGAAAAGTTCGCGTCTGCTTTGAATGAACTCGGTAAAAACATGGAAGGGAATTTCAAATTATTCACAAAGCAACAAGCTTTAAAAATATTCGCTGGAATAATAAAAGAGCATCCTGTCAAAACAGGTTATGCTCGATTCAATTGGTTTTTTGGGATTACACCAACTAAAGAAATTAAACCTAAAATCGAAAACGCCGGTGATAATTCATACCCAGTCCCAAGTGTTGGTGAAGCGTCAAAAAGTACAAGCGCTTCTTACATTTATTTTCTCAATAATAATTTGCCATATATTGAGGCGCTTGAGGCAGGATCGTCAAATCAGCAACCAACAGGTTTTATCGCAAATACAATTTTTAGAATTGCAAAAGACATGCAGAGGTCTAAAAAGTGACAACGATATTAGAAGCGACAACGATCATTACAACACAGTTCAATAGTAATTACAGTACAACGACCGTGCGTTGGCCAAATGTTGCTTTTGAAGAACCCGAAGACGGAACACCCTGGGTGTCATTTAATATTTCAATAGCAGATGCAATAATTCAAACAATATCAGTAAAACACAACGATCAATTGGGGATGGTGTTAATCAATGTATTCACAAAAGCCAGGACTGGTATGATCGCAAATAATACATTGGTTCAAGAGGTACGAGCAATTTTTAATCGACTTACGATTACCGGCATTCATTTTGAAGCACCGGAAATCCGTCAAGTCACAACGAATTCAGACGATATATGGTTCAACCAATTGGTCAGGATTCCTTTTGTGTACAACGAAGCACTTAGTTAAGAGGTAAAATTATGACTATTGCGAGAGGTGAAAACAGTTGGTTTAGATATATCGTGGAAGCAACGTGGGGAACTCCACCAACAACCGGTACAATGCAACCGGTTGCGATTGTTTCTGAAGCGTTGAAATTCGTCAAAACTAAAAACCCGTCAAACTCGATTAATGATCACGGCAATATTGTGACATTGATTAATTCTCCAAATTCCGTGTCAGGTAACTCAGTACACGAATTGAGATATGGAGAATTTGACACGATTTTTGAAAGTGCGATGGGTGCTGCTTGGGCTACAGATGTTTTAACGAATGGGCAAACGGAATCCAGTTTATCATTTGAACGTGGGCTTTTTGATATCGAGGTTTTTCATTTGTTTCAGGGCGTTCGTGCATCCGGATTCAGTCTGTCTGTTCCAAGCGACGCGCGTAAAGTCGATTTAACATTTAACTACATCGGCAAGGACGAACTTATTCCTGTTCCAAGCGGCACGGATGGCGATTGGGTCGGTGATAACGTCGGTGTCACATTAGGTACAAATCCAGCGGCGGCAAAATCACCGATGTATTTGGAATGTGGTGAGCTGAAAATCGATGATACAACGGTAAGCGTAATTACTGGCTTAAATCTTGATGTCAATCGTCAATTAGCACCGGTTAATACGGTTGATTGTGACGACCCAATTGAATTAAGTCGAACAGGGTTGATTACTGTTACTGGAAACCTGAACGGTGTGATTGAAGATAATGACATGTATAACCGGTATATCAACGACACTGTGTTTACTCTAGATCTGCAATTCACAGATGGTACCAGTACCTATCTTTTTGTCATGGATCATGTTGAATTAACTGATTCAGAACAGCCGATCGCAGGGCCAGGTGATGTTGTTAACAATTCACCGTTTCAGGCGTTTTATGATTCCACTTTGACGGGATCTTTGCAAATCACGAGATCGGCAACATAATTTTTAATTTAAATAGGGGATAACATGGAAAACGAAGAAAAAGAATTTATTGAGGAAGTTGAATATTTCGACATTGCTGAAGAATTTCGGATTACTGATGAAATGGAAGCCGGAAAAGAATATCCACTGACAAAAGACGCGAGTATTACGATCCGTTCATTCCAGTCAAAAACATATTTGAAAGGTGTTTCAAAACTGAAGGAAGATAACCCGGAAAAAACAGACACGGAACTCTTGATCATGAGTATTGCTAAATATGGGATTGTCGATAACCAGAATGTAGTAATCAATGGAAAAATTGTTGAAAATACTTATGAATCCAGAATGGAGGCGTTAGAATTTCAGTCCGATGAGGATTCGAAAGGGCCGTTTGTTATGTTTGTTTTGACAAGGGCGCAAATAAAAAACTTCGACGGCGCGGGAAGTTCACTGATGCAGAACGCTTAAACGATTTCGCCGCGCGTTACATGTCTGAAAGAAAAGAACTGTCTGATTATTTTAAGGATTGTGAACAGTACAAGCAAGTAATCAGACAGAAATTGCGAGTTAAATTTTTTCAGGATCATAACCAGAAACACGTAAATGCATTAAACAAATATTTAGCAAAAATCAAGAAAGTCAGACCGTCACTAGTTGAAATACCGTATCGATGGTATGAAGCGTTTCAAGGTTGGGAATATCTAGCTAAGTTCGGTCGACCTTCTTCAATGGGGTTGCAGCCACAGGGTTTTGAGACAATTTATAAATATGTGTCTCTATTGAGCATCGAAAAAAAGTATCATCTAATATTAATTGATCAAATCATAACGATTGATATTGAGTTTGTTAAAATCCATTCCAAAAAAGATTAATGGCTACTGAGACATTTGAAATTAAAGTAGATAGTTCGGGGGCCGTTAACAATCTCAAAAAGGTGGAAACCGGTCTTGACAAGACTGGTAAATCTGCAAAAGGTGTCGGAAAAGAAGTCAAAGGCGCTGAATCCTCTATAAAATCACTCGCGAAATCATTAGTTGGTGCAGCTGGCCTAGCCGCTGCCGTTGCTGTAACTACTAAAGCCGTTTTTGCATCTGTGGACGCATGGCGCGTATATGAAAAAGCGCTCGTTGGCGTTGCAAAGACAACCAATCTAAGCGGCAAAGAACTCCAGCAATTTTCAAAAGATATCACCCAACTTTCAAGAGATTTAAAAGGTGCGGCGACCGCTGAAGAATTACTTGGTATTGCACAAGCTGCGGGCCAATTAGGTGTCAATGGTGCTGAAAATATAAAATTATTTACAGCGACAATTGCAAAACTAGGGCAAGCCTCAGACCTTTCAGGTGATTTAGCGGCGACCACTCTTGCAAGAATTTTGACGGTAACTGGGGAAGGTGTCGGAAAGATTGATATTTTCGCTTCTCAGATTGTAGCACTAGGAAACAATTTTGCGGCGACAGAATCAGAAATCGCAAGAATGGCGAACGAGGTTGCCAGAGCAACCGCACAATTTGACGTTAGCGCAGGGGAAGCGGCGGCGTTAGGAACGGCAATGAAAGCGATGGGCGTCCAAGCTGAATTAGGTTCTTCAGTGATGGGTAAGTCGTTTAGAGTAATCGACAAAGCTGTCCGCCAAGGTGGTGAAACATTAAAGGATTTGGTAGAATTAACCGGAGTTACGGGGGATGTACTTAAAAAAACATTCGAAGAAGATGCAGTTGCAGCTTTTACTCTGTTTGCGGAAGGTCTAGGAAGAGTAGCGGGAGCTAATGGTGATGTCACGGCGGAGCTTGAAAAATTTGGGTTAAAAGGGGAAGAGGTCTTAAAAGTATTACCAGTGCTTGCTAAAAATTCTGAATTATTGGCACTCACTCTTAAAAAAATAAAAGAAGAGGCGGAGAATGGAGGTGAAGCGCTTGAAAAAGAATTTGGCGCGGCTATTGATACTCTTGATTCAAGAATAAAATTATTAGATATTACTTTCAAGAACTTAAAGACAAGTATAGGTCAATCAAGTTCTGGTATTACTAATAGTATTGTGACAATGGCAACGGCGTCAATCAAAGGATTGGATGATTTACTTAAGAAATGGGATGAAATCAAATTAAATCTAGCAGATCGCGAAGAATTAATTGCGGCTGGTAAAGAAATAGGATTTGAATTTTCAACGTTGAGTAAGATCATTGGCATTGGTACTGATGAATTACAAAGAATACGTGAAGCTGTTGAATTATTCGAAAAAGCAAAAGAACAGAGAAGTAAGGCATCGGCGCAACCGACACTTCTTGAACTTGCTACAAAAGTAGCTGAGGCAGAAGTAAAAATAACAACGGATCGAGTTAAAAACGCGAAAGAGATCGCGGAAATATCTAACAATGTTATCAGAGATTGGACAGACTTTATGAAATTTCAGTCTTCTGAAGTGAATAAACAAGCAGCAATACAAACTGCTTTAATTGCATCAAGAAAATCAGCACTTGATAAAGAACTTCAACGATTGGCTGACAATAGAGCGCAAGAAAAAGCGTTATTTGGCAGAGAAATAAGTAGAGGACAAACAACCGGTGTTTTTAAAGATCAACGATCTTTAGATAATGCAACGCAGGCAATGAATCTTCTAGTCCGTGAATTATCAGAAGGTAGAGGCGGTATTTCAGACGCCCAGATTGAAAAACTGGAATCGGCTATAAAAGAAGGTCAAGCGGGCGGGGGAAGTGCGGCTGATGCAGTATCCGAGGTTACAGAAATATTCACTTTGGCATTTGTTCCCGTTATCGGGCAAATAGCCACGCTAATAAAAACAATTGCAGCGTTACCAGAAACAATCAAAAGTTTCGTCAATGGTGTATTAGACGCTTTTGCATCTTGGGACGATACCGTTGAAAAATTCTTTGATGAATTACCGCAACGCATCGAAGCGGCTTTTTTGGGTGTTGCCGACGCCATAGCCAGGATATTCAGCGCAGAAACCGCCAAGTTGATCTTTGCAGCAATGGAAAGCGCAGTTACCGGTTTTGTTGATGCAATTGCCGTTCTCTTTGGTGGTTCAGTTGATCGCCGTCAAACAGTAGGAGAAACGGCACAACTAGAGGCCCTTATTGTTTCAATCAATAAGCAGTCACAATCAATCGAGCGGGCCGGGTGGGGTAATAGTGATTGGCAATCCGAATTAACTAAATTAACAGCGGAAAAATCAGCGTTGGACAGACAGGCCGTTGATTTCTGGGAAAGTTTTATTGATATTTCTCAATCTGAATTTGACGCAATAAAACAACTTAATACTACTCAAGAGGAAGCATTATCAACATTAAAAAATATCGTAAATACACTTGAAGATACAATTAATACTCTGTTGGGATCGACATTCAATCCTGACCAAACATTTGCAACCGCGCAAGCCACTTATGAAAAATTATTAGAACAAGCAAGCGCCGCTGGTTTATCACCATCAGAAAGGGAAGACGCGGTTGCCGGATTAACTAGTTTTATCACAGGATTTTTAGAAAAAGCGCAAGCTCAATTCGGGTCAAGCGCAGCTTATCAAAATCTTTTTGCACAAGTCTTAGAAGATTTAGCGAATATTCAAGGGTTTGTTTCTGGTGACGTGGCCACAACTGCGAGCGATTTGGTCGATACAACCGCACTGTTAGAAGAACTAGCGAGAGTCGTTGGTGATGCAATTGCCGAAAGCGTCAACGAAGCGGGCGAAACTATTTTTGAAAATATTTTAGCAATCTTAACAGATATCTGGAATTTTTTCGATGGTATATGGAGAGCTTTCATTAAATTGTTTGAAACATTTGTGGGTGTTATACAAACTGTTTTTGACGGTATTTCGGGTTTTTTAGCATCAATAGAAACATTTTTGAAAAACATTGGCGATGCACTCGAAGCATTAGTGTCAGCAATTGAGGGATTAGGTGGGGGTGATATAAGTTTGTTTGCAGACGGCGGTATCGTAAATAAACCGACAATTGCTATGGTTGGTGAAGCAGGGCCGGAGGCATTCATCCCGTTAAAAAATGGGTCTGTTCCGGTGTCATTTTCTGGTGGTGGCGGTGGTGGGGATAACGAGGCAACAAATCAATTATTACGACAACAAAACAGTTTATTAATGACTCTAATAAACACAACTGAGAACGGATTGCAAATTGATGGTCAATCGTTTAATAACAGATCTGCAAGAGTTGCTGACGGTGTTTTTCTGGAAAGGTTCAACCGCGGTGTTGATTTAGAAGCGGGGTTAGTATTATGACCATACTTTTAAAGGCAACATTCGATTCAATTGATTATTATCTGACTGAACAAGGTGGCGGTGTTTATGCAACTACGGAAGCATCGGAACAATATTGGGTTCCAAAAATATCATCGATCGGTAAAATTCAATGGAGGCTTTCGAAGATAAATGGTGGCCGGGTTAAAATAAATCTTGGATCATTTATTTTGTTTCCAGACGCAACAATATTTCCGGCACCTAGAATTATGGATGTAATTTGCTGGAAACAGTTAGATTCCGGAAATATGTTTTTGTTTGCAGGAACGGCTGTCCTAGGAGACTTCAAACCGCTTGGGCTGAATTATCGAATGTACGAAAAGGAGCTTGACGTCGACTTATTAGACGATGCTCCCGACTTAGGTAGTACTACCGACCGCGTTTATCCCCTCGCGATTGGTGCGGTTAATCTCGTCAAGCCGCTTCAAGTTGGTGGCACTACCGATTATCAGTATTGGAAAGCTGGGATCACGGAAACAGTTCCAGGCTCCGGAATTTATAATATTTATGACAACAACAGTGTAAAAATTCTAACGATTGATGATCAAGCCACTGAATTTCAATCAATTACAAAAGAGGTATGGTTAAACGGTACATCAATTGAAAGTAGTTTTTCTGATGGCGATACGGCAACTGTGTTAGGAACGGGTACGCCAACTGATTATATCGGAACTTATATAGTAACCAGTACAAGGACAAACGGAATTAAAATAAGATTACGTACAAGCCAAGGATATGGCGATTATACAAGCGGAAATACAGTTGGGGGTGTTTCAGTTACAAGTGTTGATTTGATTCCAGGTAAACCGGTTGCTGATATTTTGTTTTCAGGCACCGGTGCTGATTCAACATTGATTGATTTTTTCGATTTCGCAAAAGACAGGATTAACACAGCATTGTCAACCAGTTATACGCTAACAACTACAAACGCTTCAGCCGTTACTATTTCCGGATACGAAACTCAGCAAAAAAACATATTTGATTTTTTGAGCGAACTATCAGCCGCTTGTAATCATCTATATTATATTGACGATGAAAACGACGTGATTCATTTAGTTGACATGCAAAAGAATAATGGAACATTGGCACCGGATGAATTCAGTTTCTTTTCTAATCAGCCACGTTATCAAAATCCAATTAAAAATGTTGTTCACAAATGGGTCTCAAAAGTAATCGAACTCGATGACCAAGGATATCCAAAATTAATTACAGCACAGGAAGAGCAATCAATAATATTGGACAGTCCGGTCGGTAAAGCCGATGTGCCGATAAAAGTTTATGATCGAGTAAAAGCAAATATTGAAACGTTATTGGACGCATGTGGTGTAAGTTATCAGGCTCCAATATCAAATATTGATTTACCATTTCAGACGGGGATTGCGCCAGGTTTGAGTATCACATATCCAGATAGTAGATTCCCGACGACACAAAGCACGACAATGAGGGCAAGGACAATCGAATTCGATCCGGATGTTGAAAGAATAAAAGTTGAGGGCCATGTTTCTATATCAGGTTTACTAACAGTTCCGGGAACACCGGCGGTAGGACAATACAGTCAGAATATTGAAAATGATGCGTTGAATGATATCGCAACGCAACAACGAGAAAGCTTTGTAACAGTTGCGACAAATGAATTTGATGGGCAATATGGAAGTTTTTTTGAAGGCTTTGAAGCAATTGAAGACACGGGCGGAACTGTTTTGATGAAAGAAGGTGTTTATTATTGGGATTTGCCGAGTGAAAAAATTGAACCGAAAGCATTTTCCTATAATTTTATCGGTGTCGGAAAAGGACTCGTCACCCTTAAAATAAAATACGATGGAACCATAAAGGCATTTGATGACTCATCGCCTAGTATTTGCACTGGTTTGAAATTTGAAAATATCGATATAGAATGGGAGACAACAAGCTCAAATGAGCAATTTATAATTTTTATGGATGGTGATGGGTCTACTCCTAATCTGGGTAAGGTTGAAATTCGTGATTGCACTATGGGTTTCACAGATGGCACAACAAAAACTGTGGCTGAAATTGCGGAATATGATTTAAGAATCGATGGTTGTGTTTTTGACGCGAGTGATACCTGTATAGATAGTCGTGATGATGTGTCGATACCGGCAACAACAGTGAAAACTATAACTAATACAATATTTAAAAATAACGAAGTATTTTTATTGGCAATTAGAGGTAAATCAGTGTCTGTTCTTTCTTGTTCATTTTTAAATTATACAGGGGAAGCTTTAAACGTCGTTCAACCGTCTTCCGGCGCTGGTGTTCTAGGGTGGAAGACATATATAAATAACAACACATTCGAGAGGTCTGGCAGTTTTGGTGGTGACATGGTGGATATAAGGGTGTTTTCGCCAGTACTGGAAATAATAGACAATAAATTTAAATATGACATAACTATTTCAACAGATAATGATTTAACATGTATTGACGTGTCAATTCCGGCTGATTCAACAACAGGTGGATCAATAAATATAAAAGGTAATGTAATTGATGTTGATTATACTATTAATTTGAGCAACACAATATCAGGTGTTAGAGGAATAGAAATTACTAATGTTACATCCGGGACAGGTTTTGTTATACCTACAGAAGCCAGCGGAAACAAAGTAAAAATGGTGTTTTCATCAACATCATCAGTTAGTGGAACTGGATATGGGGTAAGGGCGATTGGAAGCGACAGATTACAGGTTTTGAACAATTCTCTTGATATTTCAGGCGCAAATTTGTCAACAGCACGATACGGAATTTACTTGCAAAATGATTATAATATTGCGACAGGAAACAGAATCATAAATTTTACAACCGCTATTCGATCAGTGGGCGGTAATGATGTAATCACACCCAATATACTAGCATGAGAGCATTATACGACACAATTAGCAGCATAACGATGACGAACGAAGACGGGAGTTTTCCGATTGCCAATTCACAAACAGAATTCCAAGGGCAGTTATCAAAAGCGACTGGAACGACGTCAACGCTTGATATTTCAGTGGATGATTTTGGAAATGCTGTATTTATCGGCAATACAAATGCTACACAGGCGACGATTAGAGTTTATGATTATCTTAATGCTTTGCAGGAAACAGAAACAGTATATTTTGATTATCAGGACACTCTTACATACAATATAACAGGAGAATCAAGACAGGGTTTCATTGAAATGTTTCATACTTTCACGAATCAGGATGAAAATTACCGACTTGAAATTGATCTCGTAACAGATGCGGCCGCACTTGAGTTCGGAATTGTCAGAGCTGGGTTTGCAGGTCACTGGTCAAGTCCGGATTACGGTTGGTCTAATTCTAGTCAAGATACTTCGATTATAAACCGAACAAACAACGGCGCCCGGTATGTTAAAAACCGTCAAAAAATAAGAACATTCAGTGGAAACTTTATGTCATTAGATCATGCCGAATTCATGAAATGGCAAGACCTTTTTATAAAAAACGCTAATAAAAATTTAGCTTTGGACTTCTGGGACAATGCAAATACGAGACAAATTGTTTTTGGATCAATCAATCAAACACCAAATAAAACGTTCAATAATCCAGGGGTGGCAGCAATAACAATCAATATCGAGGAATCATTATGACAACATTTTCTGATATTTTTGTTGATAATAAAACACCACTGCAATCTACTATAATCCGGGCAAATGATACATCTCGAACGGGTCAATTAAACCAGATATCAGCACAATTAGATACTACTTCAGCGTCAAATTATACATTTGTGCAATCAGGGACGCCAAGTGCAACACAATCAGGTGAAACATGGTTAGATACTGACGATGGGAAAGTATATAATTCTACAGGATCAGGCACCGGTAATTGGGTATTCGCGTATCAAGTTGTTTTAGTTGATACGTTGAATCATGTCCCAAATAAGCAAAATGACCTCAATTTAATTGGCAGTGCTGGTGGTTACGGCTCTGAAACATTTACGCGCTCAACAGTCGTTAACCATATTGATCGGTATGGAATTGTTCAGCAGGCGGGGGTTGACAATCCTGCATTTGAAAAAGAGGGTCTTTTACTTGAAGGGGCAAGTACAAATCAGTTGTTACACTCAAAAGACCATTCTGATGTAGTATGGGTTAAAGCAAAAACACCATCCTCGACGACTGAAACGGCCCCTGACGGAACTGGCACAGCGTACAAAGTAACCGGTCTATTTTCAGGCGGCGGGCAAGTTGTTAGGCAGTCGGTTACATACGATTTTACGGACGACATTGCAACCGGATCATTTTTTCTGAAAGGCATATCCGGACAAACTATCGTTTTTCAAATTAACAATACTGACAAAGAGGCTTTCAACCGAGTCACGCATACATTCACCGGTGGATGGGATAGAGTCGAAAATAAAGTAGACACCGACGGGGCAACTAATAATAACTATCAGTTTTTTATAACTGTTCTAGCAGCTAGCACAGCCACAGAAGTAACATATTGGGGCGGACAGTTAGAACATTTACCATTTATGAGTTCATTTATTATAACGACAGTCTCATCGGTGACTAGAACTGTTAACAAGTTCGAAATTCCATACACTAATAATTTTTCCGCTCCTGGTGATAATGTTACTGTGATTGTAGATTTTGATTTTTTAGGTGTTGCAGCATCCAATGATTTTATATTTGGCGTCCCTGGTGAGACATCAAGATTCATGATGATTAACAGTGGTGACCTAAAATTAAGGTTAGCGCACGGCTCTACATTCTTGCAGGGTGTTACAGCACTCGTAGCCGGTGCACAATACCGCGCCGCTTATGTTAACGACGGGACTAATCTGTTATTGTATTTGAACGGTGTGTTTGAGGCGTCCATTGCCCAGGGAACTGTGACCGGAACGGCCTCACGTATATCTGTAGGGATGGCCGATGCGGCCGGAAACGCTACCTTACACGGCCATATTTCAAATTTTAAAATTATCAATCAAGCGTTAACTGCTTCAGAAATAAGAATATAAATATCGAGGATCATTATGACAGCATTTTCAGATCTATTTCTGCCCAACGGGACACCCCAGCAAGCAACAACGATGCGAGCCAATGACGTGAATCGTACAATTCTACTAAATGCATTATCAGTACAGCTCGATACTGTGAGCGCTGCTAAATATGATTTTATTGAGCCTCCGACGCCAAGTGCAACACAATCAGGTGAAACATGGTTAGATACTGACGATGGGAAAGTATATAATTCTACAGGATCAGGCACCGGTAATTGGGTATTCGCGTATCAAGTTGTTTTAGTTGATACGTTGAATCATGTCCCAAATAAATTGGAAATATAGATTCGCCGCTTGTTGATTTTGCTCTTCAAAATGATTTGAATCTTGTTCGTAGCGCTGGCGGGTATGGTTCTGAAACTTTTACAAGATCGACTGTTAAAAATTATATTGATCGATATGGAGTAGTTCAACAAGCAGCAATTGACAATCCCGCATTCGAAAAAGAAGGACTTTTACTTGAGGGGCCAAGCACGAATAAATGTCTTCAATCAGAGGATTTCGATACTACGTGGTCAAAAGATGGCGGGGCGACTGTGACCATAAACGACACCAACGCCCCGGATGGAACAGCTACAGCGGATAAAATAATTATAGGTTCTGGTGGTGGTGGAGAACGATTATCGCAATCTATTGCTATAACTGATACAGGGCAAACGGTATGTATTAGTGTTTTTGTAAAAGATAGTACTATTACTAATATAAATATAAGGGCATTTATTTCAGGCGGGACTCCACAAGATGCCAACATAGATTTTAATATATCAACACAGGCTATAACGGAGGGAACTGTTGATGATTCTGGTTTTGAAACATTAGATGACGATTGGTTTAGAGTCTGGTTCACGATTACTTTGAATAATACTGGGCAAACAAGTATAGATTTACGCGTGGGTGGGGAAATTATCGGTGGTTCATCAACGGGTGATTTTTTCGCCTGGGGCGCGCAATTAGAGGAATTATCTCTTGCATCTTCTTATATTATAACGACAGTATCAGCAGTGACGAGGACAGTTAATTTATCATCAATACAATATGCGGGAAATTTACCAGCCCCCGAAGATGATATGACAATCCTTATTGATATTAATACCATAGGTACAGTCTTACCCAATGACTTTATATTGAAGATAATAGGAGAGGCAAATAGAGATATATTTAATCGTAGCGCGGACAATAAAATTATTTTCAGACATGGGACAACCCAATTATTGTCAACGTTTGGGTTGACAATCGGACAGACATATAGGATCGGATATGTTAATGATGGGACATCTTTATTGATGTATATCGACGGGGAACTTAATAATAGTGTGGCGCAAGAGGCTGTTACTGGTACAGCAACAGGGCAAGTAGCAATTGGGTCTAACTCAACGGCGGGGGGTATACCATTTTATGGTCATATTTCAAACATGAGAATTTTAAACAGAGCCTTAACCGATTCAGAAATGAGGATAACATAATGGATATAATAACATATTGTACAGACACACAAGCATTAATCGAAGAGCTTAAAGAAAAATACCCGGATTATGTAAGTGAAGGTAATTTTTTAATTGATAAAACGCCGATTGTCCGAAATGATAATGAGACAATGACGTTGATTCGCATTAGTCAGGAACAGGTTGCTTTAATTGCAGAATTAAAGAATTTGACAATCCTTGGAACATATGAAGAAGTATTTGCCGATTCATCGAAAAAAGAAATTTATGATAGAGTGTATCCGTTAGAATACAGCTACACCAGTGATGAAGGCACAGAAGAAACAGGTGTTAAGCCGGAAAAATTTTGTGAATTTGCATAGAGGGATAAATGAAAATAGCATTATCAGTACCGCATACACCAAATCGGCCAGGGGCTAGTGCTTGCGGTGTAAATGAATATGGTCTTGGGTGTGCTGTGATTGGTGATTTGATTTACAGATTAACTAAAACAGGTCATGAGGCGTGGTTAATCGGCGCAGATAATAATCTTGAACAGATTAATCAAATCAATAAATTGAATGTTGATTGTGGCCTAGAACTTCATTTTAATGCTTTTACAAAAGATTCTATGAAAGGAACTGAGGTTTTACATGCCAATTCAGAAAAAGGTATTTTGTTGGCTGATTGCATTCAGAAATCACTAGTTAAAAGGTTAGGCACTAGAGATCGCGGCATCATGATTGGTCATTTTCGCGGTAACGTAAGAAAGCCTATTCTCGGGATGCTTCAGAATACAAATTGCCCGTTTGTTATTCCTGAACCTTTGTTTTTGAGCAACCCGGGGGATTTCAGCAAAATTGATGTCTTGGCTATTTCATGGGCTATTTTTACTGGCCTGGAAAATTATGAACAAATTTTAAAAGGGGAATTATGAAACTTTTTGAAGAATATCGAATTGTTGATCCATCAGGAAATGATTTTACATGGAAGAAAATCAAACATCCTGAATTTAAATATGAAGTGACGAAGAGATATTCTGTTCAGCTTTCGTATTGTCCACCGACACCGATTCGAACAAGATATTTTTCATTTCTTAAAAACGGCGTATTGACGGTTGAAATTGGTTACCGATGGGATGGTGCAAGCGGCCCAACGATTGACACAATATCGACTATGCGGGGATCATGTTGTCATGATATACCATATCAAATGTTTCGTGAAGGAACACTTAGTAGAGAATTCAAGGAAAATGCAGATCGAACATTACAATTAATGTTAATGGAAGATTATCACCCGGAAAACATTTTTGAAGAGGTATGGTCAACTACTCGCGCTGGTTATTATTACCAAGCTGTTAATCTTTTTGGATGGTGGGCTTGTCGAGCGAGTTGATACGCAGTTGTTTAAAAATCCGTATCTTTTCTTGAATTATATCGTCCTCATTATGTTTACAAAATGAATTAACACAATCCGCCGCATCATATAGGAATTCAGTTTGATTTTTTACATGCGGCGACAAGCAAAATATTCTATTTTTTAATTCAGTCATTTTATCTCACTAATTGATGTTATAACATTCGCACTGTTCGCGGATTGCGATCGCGTGATCCTTGGCAAAGTATTCTTGATAAATATCACGCTCCGCAAGAATTGAAACCTTTGAAATTAGTTTGCATTTTTTACATGATACTTTAAGTATTAAACTTAATGTGTTATCATTGAAATAAAAACTATCTATATTTAACCCGCACTTTTCAAATGTAGATTTTATATTTGGTGGAATAGTTGGTTTGAAAATTAATGGTTGTATTTTAGGTTTACAACTTGTTCTTAGGTCTGTAGTAGTAAGAATTTCAGAAATCCTGAAATTCAAAAACAAATCATAAATCACCTCTGACATATCATTAAAAATGTAGTTGAAATGCTTGCTTATTTTCTTCGCAAACCAAACAGACACCAAAAACCATGCAATTAATTTAACCAGTATTTTTGTCAATCGTTCCATTTTAACGATCTTCCAGTATTGAAGAATTAGAGTGATAATATCTCATGTGATTAGCTTCTTCGATCTGGTCGTCAGCGTAGTCTAACTTTTTGATAGTGCCGCCTCTTTTTAGATATTCTTCGACAGTTTCCTTTGGCTTTTCCTTCTGATCTTTTTCAGATACATATCGCGCGTTAAATACTCTTTTGTGTTTTGTCATTTCAACCTATTTTGCGACAAGTTTTAAACAATCTTTTTCAACACTTGCTATCATTTTTGAACAAGCGTGAATTCTTTGTGCTGCAGCATCTGTATACTCAACTTTAGTTACATATTCCCAACTGACTATACCGGCAACAATAAAGCCAATTGACATTGCAATGGCTATAAAAAAAATACTAACTTCGTTCATGTTTCCCCTTTTGGATTTAACGGATTAAAGTTTATTTTTATCAATGAAAAAATTACATTTACCATTGAATGTATCGTGTTCGTTGCGTGGTATCATTTTATGAAGAATTGAATTCTTATTATTACATTCTTCATAATTGTGCATCATATGGAGAAAGAATATAGGACAACCATGCTCTTGCCCTTTGTGAATTAAAACTTCTCTTGCGCAATTATTGCAATACTTCTCTTCGTATTGATCGCCTTCTGTCCCGTTTGAGAAATAGCCCATGTTATTCTATCTGTTTTTGATTTGCAATTTGATGTTGTTCTGTTAGCACTTTTTTTCTTTCACTGTATGGCATCCCGATTTTAATGTATGCAGTATTGTCGCTTTCTAATACGGCAATCTGTTCTAATTGGTCTTCCTTGGCAATATCTCTGATATTTTTTTGGTGCATTCCGAATACTATTTTATTGATCATTTTGGCTTCATTTGAAAAATGGTGACTTTTGGCGGGATCATGGGCATTTTCAACGGCATTTGACATTATTTTATAGTTACGGGAAGCCAACACGCGGACCATGTTCCAGTTTTCTTTTCGCTGGGTCCCATCCCTATATGCTAACAATACTTTTAGTTTAAATTCAGGCGATATCCACATTGCAAATTCCATTGCTACTAAATCATGAGCATAAGTTCCTCCATTATATTTTCCACGTCTTGTGACTATCGATTTTAAATCACTTGAATTCGAGGTATTTAGATATTCATCAACAACGTCAATAAATTCTTTGGTTGTGCTGTTTGATCTCCAATTATCCATTCTTTTATGAGGATAATAAACAGCGAGGTCATTTAAACAGATATACCCGTTTTCATCTACTTTTATTTCACCACAAACATCATTAAATGACATTCTCAATACTAAAGCTTCTCTCAGTTCCATAATCACCTTTTAAATTATTTTAATTGACTTTCATTAAAAGGTATAATATAAATAGATTGAAGTCAAATAGATTTTTAATAAAACATTATATGAGATTAATAAATAACTAATTTTAAAGGAGCGGGCAAAATGCACAGCCCACTAAAAATGGGCAACAAAAAACATCATTAATTATTTAAATCATTCAAAAGGGGATAATATGAAAACAACATTGATAATTCTAATAACATTTTTCATTAGCTTTTTATTTACTGGCTGTGATACAGATGCCGATATTGCATCAAGAAATTTGTCAAAGGCAGCAGAACAGTTTGAAATTGAAAGACGCATTGTTTTTTATAACGGAGTCACTGACAAATATATTCTTAGTATTGAGGGATTGTGTTCAGTTGATTTTTACACTTTAAAATTTGTAGTTACGTGCAAAACTGGCAGAAATGAATATAAAAAACATTATTTAGGAAGAGCCGATAACGTTTTCCCATTTATTGAACAACTGAAAGAAGTAAAAGTTGGCGTCTATCACTACAGGGTGATTTTTAAACCTGAGTCTATTATTCCGAACGTTGACTTAAAAATTAGTCCTTAAAAACAATTCCCCCATGGCCTCGGTATAAATAGATCGTGGTCGTGGTTAACCAAAAAGGATAAAGATGCCAGCAAGCACAGGGAAAAAAGGCGGTAAAAAATTCGACCGGTGCAAAAATAAACCATGCCATAAGCGTTACAACGCTGAAAACAGGCGTGAAAAAAATTTAATTGTGAAAGCCCGCCGGATTGCAAAATTGATGAAAAAGTTTTGCAAATATAAACCGTTTAATATTACGCCGAGCTTATCTAGAATGGTTGTAGATATTGCTGGTTAATTTAATGGAATATTCAATAAACAACCTATTCATAGGCCACGAAAGGACTTTTAAAATTGAAAGTTGCTTGATTCAAAACAACCAAACCAAAAGGAGAAAACCGCGCTTTCCAATTACGATTGGATATCCAAGCGGGTTTGCTTGACTTTAGGCATTGACTGAAAAAATGCCCGGTCACATATAAAGCAAGCTTCTTGATTTTGGTATATTAATTCACGAGGGATAATGCGACTCCCCAAAATAGCCGTTTAGTGGGCGGCCCTAAATGTAGGGCAATATTTCAAAAAGCTGAGCGTTTTAAACGTGCCAAAATCAAACACAGGATATTAATCCGAATAACTGAATCAAGACAAGTAGCAGAGATAGGCGAAAAGTAGACGCTATTATCTGAGATCCCGGCTGCGAGCTGTGTTCAACTCACGGCATAGATTACGGTTATATAGGACCGGGACGTTTCCGGGTATCAAATCCCGGTCTCTGCTTTCAAATTTCAAAAGGAAAAAATGGATAAGCCAAATAGATTTCTCGATAACATGGCCAGTTATGGACTTGGCAATCTTGTTGATGAATTAGCAGATTATCAACAGAAAGTTATTGAAGCAGTAAGAACAACGCGTAAAATGGGAAAACTCGTTCTTGAGTTAAAATTCAAACCAAACGGGAAACACCAGATCGAAGTCGAAGCAGTCACGAAACCGACAATTCCAAGGCTTCCGGTTGAACGCGTTCAAATGTTTGCGGATGATGAAAATCTTTTGCACGAGCAGGACCCGGATAACAAGCAAACATCGTTTGCGGATAACGTATCGAGTATCAACGAGCATAAAAAGGAGGTGAAAGACGCATAATGAGTGGTGAATTAACCGAAAATGAAGTCGAATCAATCTTGAAAGCCGGCGAGGAGCGCGGAAAGTTTCAGGAAGTCATGGAAAACGGGGATACAAAAATATTTCTCGTTAAAAAAGGATATGAAGTTGAACATTTCAGTACTGGTTATGACCGTCCGAAAAGAAAAAAAGGTGTGAGATCGTTCAACGATCTCAAAAGTTTTTCATCGTATGTGAATAAACACAAGATCGAAGATGAAACGATTATCATTGCAGATGAACACAAGGCCGATGTCAAAGCAGTTTTTAACGACAACGGAAAGGAGCCTGCTTGGGGTGATTTTGGCGCGGTATTCAAGATCGGATTTTCGAAGCAGTGGCAAACTTGGTTTTGCAATTCCCATTCTCAACGCAACCATTTATTCGATCAATCCGAGTTCTCAGATTTCCTTGAAGACAACCGGTCTGATCTGATGTGCGGGAACTTCGAAGACAGGGATGGAAACAGTGTTGAAAACATTTCGTATTTGGAAATGACCAACATTATTCAAAATCTGAATGTTACCAAAGAGGAAAAGTTTGCATCCAAAGTTGATCCGGTTTCCGGTACTGTTAGCATGATGTATGAAAATGAGGAATCTGGGAAAGGCAGTATTAAAATTCCTCGTGAATTCTGGCTTGTCGTGCCTGTCTTTTTATCCGGTGATTTATGGCGTATTAAAATCAGATTACGCCACAGGATAAACGGTGGTTCAGCCAAATTCTATTACATCATTGATCAAGTTGAAGACGTGAAGGAAAAAGCCTTTTCGTCCATTTGCGATATGATTGAAAACGGAAACGCTGGATCAGAAGAAGATAAAAAGAAGCTTTTTTCTGGAACCGGAATTGAAGTTTACAAGGGAACATTCTAATCAAAAAACCCGGTCAGAAATGGCCGGTAAAACTGTGAGGTAAAAATGCAAGAGAACAGAGATGGTTCATTCGGGCCTATTGAGGATTCTGAAAGTTTATTTGAGAAATTTCAGAAAATGCATGAAGAAGAGTTATCAAAAGTAAGATCAGTGCATTTTGGCACAGTATCAGAACTTGAAGAAATAAGACTGAAGAAAAGTCTGGAATCAAGAGTTGATGAGCTTGAAAAGCAACTAAATGAGTCACGCCAAGAAAAATCAAAATTTATTACAGAGCCGACACATGATCAAGTGAAGCAATTCGGCTACCCGATGAAAAAGGAAACATTAAAATCATTTATCGCTATATTATGAGAACAATGAAAGCCGATCTGCATTATAACGGGTTGCCAGAACCAATCGATTCAATTGAATTCGACTCCACGAGCATGAGTGAGAAAGAAGCACTTGAAGAAATCGAGAGACAATTCCTATCCAAAATAACAATAAAATACGATGAAAAGAACGTTTTTAAGAAGAGGGTAAAATGAAACCAGAGGATAAAGTAGCAACTCAAGTGCAGAGTCAAAAACTTATTGAGCTTGGTTTTAAAATTGAAACGGAAAAGTATTGGCAACCTACCAGAGTTGGATACTTTTTAGGGGCAAGTGACATAATAGCGCTTGGTGTTAAATCTATACCCGCACCGGACGTTGCCGAACTTGGAGAGATATTACCGGATGAGATTTGGAATAGTGACAAATCGAAATGTCTTTGGACTTTTGAAAGTTTGGGAAAATTAGAAACTAATTACGGGCATTGGTTGTTACATGGAAAATATTATAAAACAGAAGCTCAAGCCCGTTGCGCCGCGTTAATTTGGCTAATCGAAAACAAACACATTGAGATAAAATGATACCAGAAGAAATAACGGACTTCGTGAACAGCAAGGAAGGCGAAAAAGTATTTGAAGAACTATGCGAGGCGAAAAATCCGCAAATGTTAAGAGATCGAAAGAAAAGTTTCTTTAACCCTCCCTGTAATGTAAAGCGCTGGTACAGAATGTTCAAGACATTAAGTTACATGACAATGATTAAAAACAAGAAATAAATCTTGACACAATTGATCAAATAAAATACTCTGAGTATAACAAGTCATCACTAAGATAAGACTTGAAAATCAAGACTCGGAGAAAGTCATGAAAATTTATTCAATTGTTGATATGATGGGAATCGTGATTTATGCAACTGAATCGCTGGAAGATGCGAAAGATTTCATTGATTTTAAAACACGCGACAATAAAAGCCGTGGGATATATGACGAGCTTGAAATCGAAACTGTTTGATACAGTATTCAAAAAGATAGTAGTAAAAATGATTGAATCAGGAATCATTGATATAAAATGGTTCCTTGATCATTTTGAAACTAATGACGTGCTCGACAAGATTCCGATTGAGAAAGTCATAATTTATGCGTCGGACAATAACCCTTTTGACTAGGTGTTATCATGTTAGAACAAATCCTAATATTCATATTGCTAATGTCAGCAATAATTCTGCAAATATTATTAGTCGAAAGGAATAAAAAGAAAAAAGACTAATATTTGCACATTCGGAAACTTTTTTATGGGGATAAAAAATGAAACTAAAATCACTACACCTAGGATATTGGAAAGGTGCGATTGACGAGAAGATAAACTTTCAAGACAAAACAAATATTTATCTTGAAAACGAAGGCGGGAAAACAAGGATTCCGGAGGCTATTCTTTGGATATTCTACGGCAAACATCCCAAAGGAAAAACTGACATCGATATTAAAACACGATGTACCAGCCGCACAAAAAGCCATTTCCCAGACAATAAAATTGGTGATGTAATCCACAACTTGAGTCATTCAGCAACCCTTGTAATCGAACATGAAGGCCGAGAAATCGAACTGAAAAAAACGTTTAAGGAAACCTGGGGAACCACAGCAGTAATCTTAGATCGTCACCTTAAAACTCACACCACAAAATATGAACTCGATGGCCACAAATGCGCAAAGAAAAAATACGAGGAAGAGCTTTCAAAAATAATTGATGAGAAAACATTCCGAATGTTGACCGACCCGCTTTATTTCAGCTCAGATGAAAACTCTGGTGGAATCCATTGGTCAGAACGTCGAAACATTCTATTATCGATGGGTGACGAAGTCGATAATTCGAAAATCAAAGGCTATGAAGAAATAAAAGATTTGATTGCATCTTGGTCGCCGGAAGAGAAAAAGATTGATCTAAAATCGGAAATCAAAAAGATTGGAGAAAAAAAGGAAGAAATACCTATAGCAGTTAAAGAAAATCAGCGCCATTTCATCGATATTGATGATAATGGAACCTTACTATCAATTGACGAATTGAACGCAAATAAGGCCGAATATCAAGAGAAAATCAATTCAATCAAAACCGATTCAGGTCAACAAGAGATAAAAAACAAGATTTCCACAATTGATAATGAAATTTTGCAAAAAACAACAGAATTCAACACGGATAAGCAGAAAAAAATTGATACGTTGGTTCAACAAGAATCGACAACGAAAGAGGCAATCACATCTGTTAATCATCAAATTGAATTGCTCAAGAATGAGAATGAGGAAAAACAAAGAGTTGTCGACATTAATGAGTCAACTATGGAAACCGAGCGGGGTAATTACAAAAAAATTGTCACAAATAAAGAGGCATTGATTAAAGAGGTTCGTATTTTCGATGATAAATGCTACAACCCTGTTTGCAAAAAACCTCTTGATCCAGATGTTATCGAAAAAAGTAAAGAGGAATACAATCTTCAAAAGGCCGATATACTTGAGGAGTTTACTACTGCACTGAATAAAATAAGTGTCGATGGCAAATTGATGAAAACTGCAACGGATAGTATGGAACTTCACATTATCGGAAACACCGGCAAGATCGAACACAAAAACAAAGAGATTGTCAATTACAAATTAAGCCGGGATTCGAAACGCATCAAAATTGATGAGTTAAAAGAAACAGCTCCGGACTTATCAGAACTTGAAAGTAAAAAATCGGAACTTGAAAAGAAGATCGGTCAAAATGATGCTCCGGACACTTCACATTATGACAATCTGATTGTCGAAGCTGACAACCAAATAAATCAGATCAACCAGAGAGCTTTGGATATCACGAAAAACAAGGATTACACGGCACGTATTGAAGAACTTGAAAAGCTTGAAAAGAAACTGTCACAAAACCAAGCTGATTTAATAGGACAGCTTAAAAAACTTGAACTATTCATTGTCGCGTGTGTTGAGAGTCAAGCCGAGGCAATAAACAGCATGTTTAAAATTGCGTCATTTAAAATGTTTGAAATCCAAGTCAATGGCGGCATTAATAACGAGTTTTGCGAGACCATGAAAGACGGCGTTCACTTTAAATCTGTTAATTCTGCTGGGCGGGTGCAAGTTGGGGTAGATATAATCAAAGGGTTACAGAAGTTTTATGGCCTTGAGATGCCGATATTCGTAGACAATCGCGAAGGGTGCACTAATATTCCAGAAATCGGATCTCAGGTGATTTCCTTATATGTTTCCCCTAAAGATGTTGAAATGCGGGTGGAATATTTACCTTGACATATATACATTAATGTAATACCTATAGCACATGAAAACATTAAAAAAATTAACGTGCTTACGATGTGAAAAGACATGGTGGCCACGCACAGAAGAAAAACCAAGAACTTGCCCTAAATGTAGGTCTGTCAATTGGGACAGACCCAGAAGAAAGGAAAAAGATGGACAAAGAGAAGCATAAAAAAGCCGATGAATTGCAATGTGAAATAGAAAACGCCAGATTAAGGATAGAAAAATTTATTTCGATTTCAAATACACCACCGGGGCAAATCGAAAGCAGGATTGTTACTATTCAATCTTTCGGAACTTCTATCACTGTAACTGGAGCATGTTTTAAAAATGTTTCAGGGATAATAACTGAATCACTAAAACAAGAACTTTCAGAACTCGAAAAACAATATGAGGAATTATGATATCAAAAGAAGATTATCTAAATCAAATAATACCATTAATAATGAAAGTTAATCTAGACAGCCGTGATATTTTAAAATTATTTGAAGATTGGAAAGAAAATGACGGATTTAAAAAAGGACTTGAATTGATTTTGTTGCATCAATCAAAAATTAAAGGGGAATTATGAGCGAAGAAAAAGCACTGGTAACAAGTCACAAGAGTTTGCAAAATGTCAACGAATTTACTGCAAATGACATCAAAAAATATATCTGTCCAACGGCGACAGAAAAAGAGTTTTTCGAATTCTGTCAGATCGTGAAAGCAAGAAACCTTAATCCGTTTCTTAAAGAGGTTCATTTTGTAAAATACGGCAACAATCCCGGTGAAGTTGTCGTTGGAAAAGACGCAATCATTAAACGAGCAAAAAAAGTTGAAGGATACAAGGGTTTTAAGTCTGGGTGGTTTAATGAAACGGGCGAAAAACTTGAATTCCCAATTGGCAAAATTCACGGCGCTTGGTGTGAGGTTTACGCGGAAAACAAAGAAACGTTGTTTGTCCCGGTTCTAATGACAGAATATACTAGCGGAAAAGCCACTTGGAAAACAAAACCAGCGACAATGATCAGGAAAGTTGCAGTCGTACAAGCTCATAGGGAATTTGCACCGGAGGAGACCGGCGGACTTTATGAGGAAGAAGAATTGAGCCAAGGCGGGTATGACAACGAAGAAATTGCAATTGTAAAACTTGTTTCATGTGATAATTTGATCGAACTGGAAAGGCTCTGTGTTCAATACAAAGATGACCATGGGAGCGGTACAACCGGTTGGGCTTCTGAAACCTGGAAAAATGTCACAACGGTAATGAAAAACGTTAAGGCAGATCTTGACAAGCAATTTGCTAATAATTTTGAGCAACCGGAAGAGAAATCAACAGAGCAGAAATCGGAAGAACAGCCGCAGCAAACTGAGCCGACAAAAGAAGAACAAGTAAAAAAAGAACCACCAATGCAAGACGGGCCGGGGTTTTGATATGAAATATAAAAAAGAACAAATCAAAGAGGTTTTAAATCATGACTGTTTTAATAAAGCCCAATATTTTGGGGGCATGTTTTGGGAGTTTTTAGCTGGATGTCTAAAAGAATTATGGAAGGAAGGTGAGTGTTTTTCCGGTAAACGTCCAATTTGCGATTCGGGATGGGAATATATAGCAGGAGAAGCACTGGCAATATTAGAGCCAAAGATAGGTTATTATGATAAAGAGGATGGGTGTTTTATTGTTGATGACAATGAACTTTATTTAAAAACTTTTGATTGGCTCATAAATTATATTTTTAAGCAGGTCGTGAAACAATGAAAATTCAGACTTTCGCCAGCGGGTCAAAAGGTAATTTACATCTGGTAGAGATAGCAGATAAAAAAATCCTAATCGAAGCCGGTTTACCAATCAGTAAAATAATGGAACATCTTGAATACGATATAAACATTGATGCTTGTTTGATTTCACATTATCACAAGGACCACGCAAAAAGTGCCGGAAAGCTGATGCAGGCCGCTATTGACGTGTATTGCTCAGATGGCACAGCCGATAAAATAGACCACTCATGCTATCGGCTTAAACGCGTCAAAGAGCGATTCAAGATCGGTGATATTGATGTATTCACATTCCGAACGGACCACGACACAGAAGGCTCAATTGGATTTTTAATTTCTCATGGATCAGAGCGACTAATGTTCGCAACAGACACGGGCAACATGCCTTACAAGTTTCCGGGAATGACTCACGTCATGATCGAGTGCAATTATAGTGAAGAAAGAATAAAAGACTTGGAGCCAAAAGAGATTGGTCGAGTCCGAAAGACGCACATGGGATTAGAAGACTGCAAACGATTTTTAAACTCTAATGACCTGTCAAAATTAAAAGAGTTGCATCTAGTGCATTTGTCAGACCGCAATAGTGATCCTGAATTGTTTAAAAAAGAATGCCAAAAAATATGTGGGGTTCCCGTGTTTATTTCTTGACAAATTAGATAAGAGTAGGTAATAGTATGGCTATGATTAAACAAAATTACAGCATAAGTAAAGAACAAGACGAAGAGCTACGAGCGTACTGCAAGGATACAGGTTTAAAAATGTCAACAGTCGTCCAAATTAGCCTAAATATGTACTTTGCCGCCGCTAAATTCAAAAAAAAGAAAAATGAAACTGATAAAAAAAACAGGACTAAAAAAAATAATTAATTCGTATTCTTATTGTGGGATGTTTGTATGTACTTTTTGTAGTTCCGAAGTGGAAAAAACTATCAGTAATGGCAAAAAATCAAAATCGTGTGGATGTAGAAAAGGAAGTATTACACATGGATTATCCAAAACTAGAATTTATAGTGTTTGGCGTGATATTAAACGTAGATGTTATGACCCTAGTGTAAAAGCTTATAAAAATTACGGCGAAAGGGGGATACAAGTTTGTGATGAATGGATGAATTTTATCGTTTTTTATAAATGGTGCTTGTCTAATGGATATGACGGGAAATTAGAAATAGATAGAATTGATAATAATAAAAATTATAATCCTGAAAATTGCAGATTTGTAACTAAAACAATTAATCTGAGAAATTCAAGGGCGACAAAATTAAACTGGGAAAAAGTAAATGAAATAAGGTCAATATATATTAATAAAAAATTAACTCAAGTTGAAATAGGTAAAATATTTAATGTTAGTCAGGTCCAGATAGGCAGGATAGTAAATAATCAATCATGGGAATCTTGACCATGGGTCTTAATTCAAACGCATAAAATCAGGGGATATTATGTCAAATTTCATCGATTTCAAAGAAGCAGTTCAACGGCAATTAACCAGGATGATTAAAACGGGACTACTTGTTACTGACGTTGATAAAGATATTATGTGGAAAACGTATTTGGAAAGTTTCCCTGAAGGAACGAACAAGATTTTCGGAAAACGGCGTGAATACGACTGCCAATGCTGTAAACATTTTGTCAGAACATTTGGGAATATAGTGACGATTACAGACGCAAAAGTTGTGTCGATTTGGGATTGTCAACCTGGTGGTTATTTTCAATATGTATCTAAGGCAATGTCAAATCTTGTAAAAACAGCCACAATAAAAGATGGGTTTTTTAATCATGGGAAAGATCTTGGGACTGATTTCAATCATCAACATGTTTCATATCCGGGAGCGGGACAGGGTGTTATAAAATTTGATCATTTTTATTTCAAGTTTCCTGAACCGGAAATAGTTTGGGAAAGATATCAATTGCATCCTAATTTCTTAAAATAGCGGGGTGGTGCAACGGTAGACACGCTCATGAACTGAGTTGAAAAGATGGGTGCTAAAAGTTAGAGGTTAACCAACCCTAATCAACTTTTCGTCCGGTCTCGATTCCCGGTCTCGCTACTAACATCCAGGCAACCCGGTTGAATATTGATTCGCTCCGAGCCGCGTAAGCGGGAATTGATATTTTTGATAGAGCTGGGCTGCCTGGTTCCAACAGTGCGGTGAATTCATAATTTAAGATAACAGTTCATTTGAGCTAATCTTATTGGGGTTATCAGTTCACCGCATTTAATTTATGGGGACATTATGACAGGCGAATCAAAATTTTACGAATCTTTAGGAAAGTTGTCAGAAATAGCAAGACAACAAGGGTTAACCAATGAATTTGAAGAATTCAAGGAAACTATTCAAAAACTGATCAGTTTGCTTGACGAAGGATACGGAACAATTACTTTAGGAATGCAAGACTGGAAACATCGTATTGGGTGGGATGAATAACAATTGGCAAAGGAATGAAATCAACTAATGTTTTCTTTACACAACCTGCAAAGTTTTCATTACTGGTTAGCTTGTTTTGTTGAATTGTTTAGTGTAAAGCTTTCTTTGCAGGTATACCCTGAAAGCCAACAAAATAGTCAAAAACCTTTCTTAATACTGGGTAAAGTTTTCTTTGCTGTTTATATATAGCCATACAATACTATTTTTTTCTCATGAACCCAATCTTACGAACAGATTTTTCTCTAGGTTTGATTTCAAAATCGTTTTTGCCGTACAGTTTCCACATTTCACTTAATTCGAATTTACTATAATCACCTTGGAGGCCACCACCTAAATGAGTTTGAATAATAAACCCATGTTCAATCAAATCTGTTAACGCTTTTGAGAAAACAGGTTTTGAAATACCCAATCTTTTATTTGCTTCTTTATAAGTGAAAGAAATGTGTTTATCAGGGTTTGGAATCCATCTCTCATTATTAAGTGACTTTACTTTTACATACTCGGTTTTCAGGTGAAAATGAATCAAAACTTTAATACCTGTCTTATTCAATTCATTGAAAGCTTTTGAGTAAAACAATTCGCGAAAGAACCACAACTTACCGTTTGAATTATTGCCCATCTAACCTCTAATACTTGACTTATACGTCAAACATATGTATCTGTAGAGGTACAGACAAGGCCTGCGAAGTTTCGTCTATCCTCTATAAACTAGCCCCTTAATCGGGGCTTTTCACCTTTTATTTTCCCGCTAATTCATCCAAGCTGCATTCAAGAACTTCACTCATTTTAATGAGAAGATCTACATTCGGCTTAGACACTCCTCTCTCATATTTACTCACCTGCCCTATTTTAATTCCAATTAATTTACCAAACTCAGGTTGAGTTAATCCTTTACGTTTCCTTAGTAATAGCAAATTTTCTTTAAATATCCCTTTCATAATTACCTTTATAAATAATGTTGTTTATGTTATTGACAGTAACAGTTTGATTATTATAAAGTCAAGTTAAACTGAAATTACATAAGGGTAAAACTGAAATTACATAAGGGTAAAAATGATAAACAAAATAAAACAACACATAAAAGATTTCGACAAGTTGAATATAATATTTCTAACCAAATTTGGTTCCCATTTATACGGGACCGATTCGGAATCATCCGATATTGATATTAAAGGCGTATTTCTCCCGACGACTGAACAGTGCTTTCTAAACGAAATTCCAAAATCACTTTCTTATTCATCTGGAAAAGATGACTCGAAAAATTCCAGTGATGATATTGATATCGAACTGTACTCACTGCATTATTATCTCAAGTTGCTGCAAAAAGGGGATACCGGCGCAATCGATATGTTGCACGCTCCAATGGCTGTTATTATACAAACAAGCGAGTTATGGGAGCAATTACATGATGATAGGAGAGAATTCTATACTACAAATCTCAGCGCATTCGTTGGCTATTGCAGGACACAGGCGAGCAAGTACGGAATAAAAGGGAGTCGTCTGAGTGATGCTAAAAAAGTACTTGACTATTTAGAACCTTTTAAAGATGAAGAAAATTCTCGAAAATTATTTGAAATATGGGATAGTTTACCAACTGGGGAACATATACATAAAATCCCATCTAATCCTGAATTGAGAATTGATCACCCCATGTATCAAGTCTGTGGTAGAAAACTGCAATCAACCGTGCCAATTTGGAGGGCTTATGGGTGCATTAATCATTTTTATCAAGAATACGGCAAACGAGCCAAACTAGCAGCGGAGAACAAGGGGATTAACTGGAAAGCCGTTAGTCATGCAATTCGTTGTGCATTCGAAATGCACTCGATTTATTCACAGGGAGGTCTCACATTTCCATTACGCCAAGCAGATTATATCAAAATGGTGAAAAACGGCGAACGTGATTATAAAGCCGTTGCTGAGAATCTTGAAACATTAATGGATCAGGTTGAAAACCTGGCAGCAAATTCGAAATATCCTAAAAAAGTGGATATGAAAAAATGGAATGATTGGTTAATCGATATTTACAGAAATCATGAATAAAAATCATCAATTCCCAATCCAAGGTATTATAAGCCTAGAGAGCGGTGATTATCTCTTCCGTGGTGATGTCTATGCAGACCAAAAATATTTTGCATGGATGATCGAGCATGACAATCTGACAGACCGCGTAAAATGTCACAAATGGACGAAGCTACCAAGACCGAAAAAGAAGCTATTAAAAGGCGATGTTATTTTATTCAATGTTGATGATCCACCGCGAACGATTCCTTGGTTACCTATTTTGGATTAGAAAGGAGAATTAAAAATGTGTATTTCAAATGTTGAGGCAACAGTTATCAGTTTGTTAATATTTCTATCACTTGTGTTTTTTCTGTGTGCTTTTTGGAAAATCTTTCAAAAAGTGATAAATGTAAAAACTTTCAGATGATGTTTTAATCTTGACATATTAAGAACATTATAAATATACTATAAACATGAAAACAAAAACCATAATGGTCATGGTGACCGAGGATTTTAAAGAAAGGGTTCGAAAAGCTGCCAATCATGACAATAAAAGCTTGAGTGCTTATGTTATCGATTGCTTGCTTGTTGATCTCAAAAAACGAAAGGTTGAAAATATTAAATCTTTCAGTAAGTGAAAACCGGCCAGGCAAGACGAGACATGGCGGGTCAAGGTGCGACTTGGTCAGACTGAACCGGACAGGACAACGCACGATTCGACGAGTCAATTCAAGGCAAGATTTTTTAAACAATCAGGAGAAAAAACATGGATCAATCATTATTTGAATTAAACGTTGATACACAAATCCTTTTTGATCGGCTTTCGACAATGAAAAAAGGTGATTTCATAGCTTACGAAACTTTGACTGATCTGATCAAAAAGAACGTTCAGATAGAAGGATATCGATATCTTTATACAGCCAGAAATATGATGCGCAAAATGCACGGCATTGTAATCGATGTAATCGAAAACGAAGGCTTAAGAGCTTTAACCGATGAAGAAAACATTGCATTGACCGGCAAAAGAGCTTTGAAAGGAATCCGTAACAAAGCGAAACTAGCAGCCTCGAAAATCACAAAGATTGATGATTTCAGCAAATTGAGCGATGAATCAAAAATCAAACACAATGCCCACCTTGGAATTTTCCAAATATTCATTGCAAACACCAGCAAGAAAAGGATTGAAAAAGTTGAGAACAAGGTGGCTGAAACTGGTGAAAAATTGCCGATGAATGGTATTTTGGAATTGTTTAAGTGATTATCCAGGGTGAGGCGTGGTTAGACAAGTCGTGATGAGTTGAGACAAGACGCGACAATTCAAGACAAGGATTAAAATGGGGGAAACTTATGATTTAAAAACAAGACGTGACCAGACCTGGAGAGACGCGGCATGATGGGATGCGGCAAGACGGGACAATTCAAGGCAAGGATTAAAACAAAACAATTCAAAACATTAAAATCAGGGGATTTTATGAAAGTAGCAACAGTACAACTAAAAAGCATGGCTTCGTATTCACAGGGTCGATACCATGATACCGAAAAACTTAACAAAGAAAGCCACGCAGATTATGAAGAAAGAACATGGAGAAACAAACTGCACGTAAACAAAGACGGATTTGTATTCATTCCGGCGATGGCTTTTAAAAATTGCATTTCGGAGTGTGCAAAATATCTGAGTATTCAGATACCAGGAAAAGGGAAAGCGACGTATACAAAACATTTTGACGCCGGTGTTATTGTCAGTGATGCTTTAGTTCTGGATACCAAGGCGGAAGATGTTGAATGTGAAAGACTATTCATCCCGAATCCGGGGACAACCTCAAGAGTTAAAAAATCGTTTCCAATTATTCATGAATGGAGTGGCGAAGTTAAGTTTTTCATTCTTGACGAAACGATAACAGAAAAAGTTTTTACTGACCACTTAAAGCAAGCCGGTCAGTTTATTGGAATCGGAAGATGGCGCCCGAGAAATCGTGGATTATACGGACGTTTTACCGTTGAAAGTGTTGATTTTGCACCTTATGAAATTTGATGTGGGGTTGATAGGCAGGT